ATGTCTGGACTTATTAATCCACATGCGGCCCCGGAAGAAGCAGCCTATGCGCTGCTGATTGAGCTCGTTCGCGCCCAGCGCGTGCCGCAATATGAAGGCGAAATTTCCGGCCTGCTGGCGATGTACGACGAAGCCGTTAAACACTTTAAAGAGAAAGAGACCGAGCGTTAGGCGTGGACATCGTGGTGCGAGAAAAGCGTGACGCCTGCGGAAGCCGCGCAGGCGTTGGCTGGATAGCGGCTTGGGTCATCAGCTGCCGCGGTAGGTAGAGTATCCGTACTGACTGAGCAGCAGCGGGATATGCAGTTTTTGATTTTGCTTTGTAACATTGAAAATAACCGGAATCACCGGGAAGAACGTATTCATATTTTGGCTTTTAAAATAGTCACCAGTTTTAAACGTCACTTTATACACCCCCGGCTCCATATTCTCCGCCTGCGGATAGAGCGATTTAATCCGCCCATCGGCATCCGTTTTACCGGTGGCGATATGCTGCCAGCTCTCCCCCTGCTGTTTATCCAGCTCAATCTGCACCCCCGGTGAAGGGAGCCCGGTTTGCTGATTAAGAATGTGTACGCTGAGCGTCCCCTCTGGCGCCGCCAGCGCGCTGAAGCTGAGTAGAGAAATTACGGAGGCGATAACTAATTTCATAATCGTAACCTTATTGGGCAAGTGAAAGTGCCCTAACTATAGTCAGCGCGGCGGGGAAAAAAATTAAACTTTTTGTTATCAGTTTGAGTTGATGGGTACTGTCTCCACACACAACACGCTTAACCGGTTTCCTCGTAAGAAGAGGAAGTGTCTTATGAGTAGGTAGCCCCGTGCTCTTAGTAACAGGATACGGTGACACTAAGTCTATCAGGCAGGGGAAATAGATTTGCTGGGTTCAAATATCACAAGGTAAAAAGATATACGCCGTGGCCTCTGCCGCCTCTACCAGAACAGTGCTTACTGCAAATAGGCTGCAGTATTCGAAATAATCATTTAATATTATTTAAACTACTATTCCAGTGTAAGTAATCACCTGGTTCAGATATTGATCGTTATCATTGATTCTCTTGTCGCCACGCCTTAACCATCTCCTTTGTTACCTCTTTCTTGTAGCAAATAGGTGAGTACCCACCAGCTTTGCTCCAGGCACTGCGGCCACCGCACGAGCTGCCGTTCCGGGCGGTATTGAAGGGACAGGCACAAGTACCGGGGTAGGATGCGACAGAGTCATCAATAATCCTTTGACTGACCTGATCATCGCTTAAGGAATTCGATTTGGCGATGGAAATATCTGATGCAAAGACGCACACAACAGCGAATACGGAGATGGCGACGAATTTGATGTTCATTCGGATCTTTCCAGGCAGTGGATGAACATCGAGGGTATGCTTTCAAATAGTGTTCAATATTGATCTATAACAACTGTACTTCACGCCAGCTTAAAATGCGATATTTAACCCAGTCAGACAGAACCTAAAGCTATAATGACTATTAGCCTGTTACCGGCAACATATTTTCACATTCCTGCAGAGCGCTTATTCTGCACTCAGCTATAACCAGCATTAACCATTCTGTTCGATATTACAGAGCAGTAATGCTGTACTCTGACTGGCCATCGTCCGACAGATACTACAAGACATTAGAATCATCGAAATGGTCCGTCGATATGCTCACCTGGCACCTAACCATTTAACTGAGCACGCACGTCAAATTGACTCAATTTTTGCAAATTTTTGCAGAAGATGTCCCAAATATGTCCCACAAGGAAAAATCAGCGACTGGAGGAAGTTGATAAGTGATTGATTATTAAATGGCACGCCCTACAGGATTCGAACCTGTGACCTACGGCTTAGAAGAAAGTAGAGCGTTAAATAACTCACTGTAATCACACATGTTTACCGCGTTCGCATCCGGTTTTGTGTCGTTTCGTGTCGTTTGAATACATCCCTGTCTTTATCGTGCATTCCTGTCACGCCACATCTACGACACAGCAGCCACGAGCTCTTCCACTCATCGACAGCAACTAAACAACCGCATTGTCATGTCGCACATCGCAGATAGTAAACGTCACGACCCCGATAACGGTTACATCGTCCAGGGCGTCACCCTCGATCGCTTCGCCATCTTCGGTAATCAGCGCCTTTCCTCTCAGCGTGGCAAGCTCCGTCCCGCCGCCGTGCTGGATCAGAACCTGACTACCTTGTGATGGCTTCAGGGATATATCCAGCACAACGTAACCGCCTGACCGCTCGAAGAGGCGCGTATTTGGCCCAACACTGCAGATCGAGTTAACCGTTAATCGCTGTTCCGTGTAGTCCGTCGCGGGTGATGGAAAGCCCATTACAGAACCCTCCCCATGTTGGCCATCATCCACAGGCGGTTTTCGCTGTGCTCTGCCGTTTTGTCGACGAAATAAGACTGCTCGCGTGCGATCCAGGCGTTAGCTTCCACCTCTGAAAAGTGGATGCCACGCCGGCGCAGCGCGGTAACGAAGTCTCGGGTGTGAAGGTACTGGAAACCCTTGGAACTGCGCAAAACCGACTCACGGAAAGCCGAGGCGATGTCTGACTGTCGAAGCATGATCTTCCCTCCGATAAACACTGTTTTTTTATACAGTAGTTTTATCGATTCCACACGTCAAGCGAAACGGCTTTTAAGGATCGACCTTGTTCATTAGCTCCCATTGGCCTTGTGCGTTCTGAATGGCCTCATCTGCAGTTAAGGACTGCTCAGAAAATCTTTTGGTGCCCACTCCGCACCCGGAGCATTCAACATAGTAAACATAAAAGCTGATCACCCCGTCAGTTTCCGGCTTTGTCATTAACATGGGTTCGGCCTGGCATAACCTGCAAACTGTCATATTTACCCCATCTTAACTTTGGAAAGCCTGACTTTCATAATGAAATCCATAAATTGGATACACAACCCTTTCACCTGAATTTGATATGATCGCATTAACATAGATGCCATTTATTTTTATAGCTTGAAGATGCAACGAATAATCATCTTTTATTAATTTTACCTTACACCCTTTTAGATCACCTGTTCTCATATTTAATGAGAACATTTTGTTTGCTACCCTAAGCAAGTCATACAGATACAAATAATTAATGTATATAGTCTGATGTTCTGTAACTAAAGTGCAGTCGGTATGATACTCACTCTTTACTTCAATTATCTCGGAGATAATTTGCATAGAGACCTCATATAATATCTGGAAATGCGTTATTAATTGAATGGATGGTTGTTATTCCATCAACTACAGCGCCGGAATCTCTTCTTACTCCGACACCGCCGCCATTCTCTACAGTCACAGACCCTGTAACAGTACCAACTGAGTTATTAAGCCATGCGCAACCGCCCTGATTGGCAATTGTTCCTGCGGTATTACCAAGTCGCATGTTTCCATTCATCATTACAGGACCATATTGCGTGTCACCATGAATATCACAGCGGGCATTATCAATAACAACCATTCCACCTGAGACATTAAAATTAAATGTTCCTCCATTTAATATCATTGTCGTTGTCTCATGGTTGGATGCGCCCTGAGCTGATTGACCTGCTTTATCTCCGTTATAGCTTCCATCACAACCATTCAGGATCATCTTCCCTTGACCACCAGTCGGAGCATGCTGGTTAAATCCGTCATTACTTATCCTGTACGCTTTTACATTGTTGCAGATGATAAGTTCATTTCGGCCCGTACCGCCTACACCACCATTTGCGCAATATTCAATAAGTGAGTTGTTTACAGTAAGATAACCAGTTCCGGCAGGCTGAGTAGATTGTCCGCATGATATGCCGTTAATCATGCAATATCTGGCTACGCAGTCGTTTACTGTCAGCAGGCCGAAACCAATTGTTCCAACCCCAAAGTTACGCCGGGATATCTCTATAGTATGCAGGTTAGGACTGGAATCATCGGGCAAGCGGACATAAATAACCCCGCTTGAATATCCATATTCACCTGCAGCCGGTGTCGTTGGCGTGGCTGTGTTCTGTACCAATTTGAAAAAGAAATCATCACGATCGCCGACTGTCTCTGTCATCGTCGTGACGACGACCTGAAGCACAGATGTATAGCCAAGCGTTTTGCGCCAAATTTGCCCGCTCTGAGTCCATCCTGATATGTGTTTTTCCGAACCGAACGTATACCACGGTTCACTATCTACACCGGATAAAGTCACATCTAATGACGTGTCAAAAATAACCTCTTGTCGCAAAGGGCTATTTTCTGGCGCGATTATTTTTATTTCATAATCAGGAAGCCCCGCGCATAAACCAAGAGCGAGAGATAGCATATTTACAGGGTTATCAATAGAACCGGTTCCTGAAGCGCTCCCGTTTATCGTATCTACATATAAAGGGTTAGGTGGATAATTGCGATAAACCCCGGGCGTGGGTACTGCAGTTCGCCATGTTTGAGTTACGCTCATTTATGCCACCTTCGTTAGCCTTACGGCCAGAAGCACCATTGCTGTTGACAGCGTATCGCTTGCAGAGGAACCGTTTCTACCTACGCGAATGGTGGTGTGCCGTGTTGGGTCCACTGTTAGATCAAGGGCTATTTGCGTTTCAATCCCTATATACGGGGTGGCGTTCGCAGCTGCGACAATTCCCCCTCCTGCTGGAGCCTGATTAAATGACTCACCGGCAGACCAACTCTGAATTAACCCGGAAAAACTGACATTCCCAGTATTTGCGACAAGGTTCGCCCAAATAAGAGAAATACGCATTTTTGTCCAGTGCGACGGCAAATCTATCATTTTGGTTACTGATGCATCTGCACCATGAGTAAACTGCCATCCTGCAAGCCTGCTGGCGATCATTCCAAAGCTTGCACTGCCAATAGCCAGGCTGAAATCTAGCGCAGGTATAGTTATGGAGGTTATTGCATTTGTTGGGTCTGCAGTAATGCTATCAACAGACACCTGCAACTCAGTGAATTGTTGTTTTGTTGGTAACTGAGCAGCAGTTTCCTGTACCTCCTGATTAGCCTGTACGGCTTCGTCTCTGGCATCAGTAACGACTTCAGTAATATCATCAACTTCTTTTTTTATGCCATCAATGGTGGGATGTTCATTCCCTAGCCGGTCTGTATATGTTAAATCTCCAGAGCTGGTAATGAATTTATCAAGCATAGCTCCAGCATAAACCTGATTTCTTATATCAGTGCTTGGCACAGGAGCCTGAGTAGGTGAAGGTAACGGTACTTCTGCCATTGTGCATGTCGCCCTATAAAAGGCGCACGAAGCCCTCAGAAGTGAATCTGATGGTGTGCGCGAAGGTTGGTAATTACTGCTGTGTGTTACGGATAAATCGAGTCGGAATACTCAGTCAGGGAAAGCGTTTGAGTATCGTCACCATTTGGCTTGGCGCTATCGACGCGCCAGATTGTGGAGTTGAGTTCCGAGTCGGTAGCGATGAAATACCGGCTGGGGTTTTGCACCGTGCTGCGGTCATAAATGGCCAGGTCGAAGGTGTCGGCTGCAGCCTGAAATGCTTTGGGCTTGCTGCTTACCGGATAGGCCCGCCAGCGCCCGCGGTAATTCCCGAGGCTGTCTGTCATCACCACCCACATATCGCCGAGTGAGAAGTCGATACGCTCCGAGGTCGAAAAGACGTCACCGGTTCGCCCGGTGATATAGCCTGTTTGCTGGGTGTTGTCGTACATGTCAGGACACTGAACCACCGTACCGCGAACAACCTGCGTCGACTCCAGCACTTTCACCGTCATGGTCAGGCGTGAGTAAAGGATTTTCCTCGCCTCAAGCCAGGCCCGATCGGTTGCCTGAATGGCGTTGCGGCAGCCGTCCAGGCTGATCTGCATCGCGTTAACAGTGGCATCCTCAACCTCGGTAATGCCGCTGCTGTCGATCTGCAGGTAGATGTACGCCTTCTTGTTCGTCAGCGGGTCGACGTAATCCAGCGCCACGCCGTCATAACCACCGGGTAGAGACATTTGCCATGCCACTTTGTACTCATCCCAGAACATGTTTGAGCGCGCAAAAACCGCATCCGGATTTGTCACTTTCTCATCACGCCAGAATGTCAGCACATCGCCGATGTTATTGCCGTCAACGCGGGCCACATTAGCGATCGTAGCTATTTTCTCACCCAGCGACTGCTTCTCATCAGAGAAGGTGTAATCGAAATAACCAAGCTGAGCATCCGTCAGTGAGTCAGCAATGGCATACAGAGCGGCGACGTCGATACTGGCCACGTCCTGCTTACCCACAACCACCCATTCGTGAAGGATGGCGTCGGCAAAAGAACGACTCGGCCGCAGCGTGTAATCGACCGCGCCAGTCGTCCGGTCATAGCTGATGGTATGCCGCTGCGCCAACATGTTGTACTTCTGCTCGCGGTTGCTGTTGCTGTCATTCGATCCTTTGATCGTGATGCGGGCAATCGTGTCTTCCGGATACACGACGTTTTCGCGTACGTTCACCGCGTGGATCGCCATCAGTGTCACAACGTTAGCGTCATTGCTGTTGTCCAGGCGCTCGATAGTGACCGCATAGCGCCCCGCCCCGGCCGCCGGAACGAACTTATGCGTTGTGCGGAAATACCGGGTTGTCACCTGAAAGTCGTTATCAAAGAAATAATCGTGCTGCTCTGACGTACCAGGCACCTGATTGTTGTCGTCATCGACCTGCCAGAACTTGATCCGGTATTGCGTTGTGCCGGCCGTCGCGCCGAGCTGAACCAACACATGCACCCAGACCTGCGTCGAGACGATCGGCGACACTGACGGCCCGATAACAAGGGGTGTCTGGTCATTCAGCGTGAACAGCGTCGGGTTGATGACTGCATTGCCCGGCAGAGACGTAATCTCTCCAGATAGCTCGCCAATATAGAACGTCGTGTACGACAGTGTGTCGTCGCCGATAAAGCTCTCTGATGAGATGATAATCCCGGCGCCGGTGACATTTCGAGTAACGCTTGCGCCGCCGTCGTTCCATGTGGCATTGATGACGAACGTAACCGGGTGCGGCACCGCCAGTGCTGCAAAGTAGGCAAAGTTATCATCGTTCGACAGCACAATGGCTTTGAGCTGATTACTCTCGATCGCCACCGATGTCGGCGCCGTCGTGGTAGCTGTCTGGGCCGGAAAGTCCTGGCTTTCGTTCAGCCCGGGGACTGTCTCGTTATCGACGTCATCGAACTGGTACCCCACCTCAATCGTGCCGATCACGTCACCCGGGTTATAAATCGCAGAACTGGCACCAGCCAGGCTTCCGAGGTTCGATTCCGAGTAGCGGATCGAGGAAATGGTGTACCGGCCATAACCTACCTCGAACCACTCCGTAAGCTGTTTGTTATTGTCGACGAACTCAAATAACGCCTCCTGAATCAGGTCAGGAAAGACGCGGCACTGGCCGTAAACGTTCGGGCGCCCCTTGTAGAGTCGCGCACGGTTCGTCTGGCCGGTCAGGTCATTATTGGGGGATTCGCCTGTCGCCACCGATACTGACGCGCTGGGCTTATTTGACAGGCCGAACACCTTCAGCGCGCCGGAGAGGATTTTCGTGACCGGACGTAATATCGTGGTGATGAGCTTTCCCACCCCACCATCCGGCTGATCGAACACCGCCACGACGTCACCGGTATATAGTGGCCGACTGATATCGTAGTCGTCCGGCAGCGCGCGACCATTCAGTTTAACGACCACATCGCGGTGTAACTGTAGAGAATCCAGCAGGCTAATCAGTGTGGTGCCGGAATCTACCGCCCCCCGCTGCAGCGGCGCACCGGGTAATCGCTGCAATTCATATCGAACCATGAATCATGTACTCCACGCGGCTGTAAACCTTCAGTAATGCCAGCGGGCTATCGCAGCGCACGAAACCAAATTCCCCGCGGGCATGCAGGCACTTAACCGGGCTGATCATCACACCGATATGCGCTGGCACTTCGCCGCGGTAAAAAACGGCGATGCATCCGGTGGCCGCCACCGGCACACGCCGCCAGTGGGCGCGTTCCTGCTCGTAGCAGGTGATGAACTCTGCGCCCGATTCGTAACCGGCGATGTGATGCAGCTCCAGGCCGAGCACATACCGGTAATAGAGAACCACCAGGCCCCAGCAGTCCATCAGCTCAAAACTGCAGGCGCGATTAGCCCAGGGCTTGCCGTTAACAAGCCCGATAAATTCGCTCTGTGTCATACGGTGATTAGCCCGGGATAGTCTTTCGTGGTGTAAATGATGGAGTTGGCCAGCGTCAGCGGATTGGTCTTGCCAGCGGTCACTGTGACGTTGCTGGCATCGGCTGAAATGTCGTTCACGTAAAGCGTCCAGTCTTTCAATGACGCCGTGTCACCGATCGCGTTCCACTGCTGATACAGGAATTTTATCGGCGTCATGCGCGCCGCCCCGCGCCAGCTTTTCAGTGTCTGCCGGACATGCTCCGTCGCGGCGACAAAGGTGATCGTCATGGATATGACCGCCGTTCCGTCCTGCGCCGGTTCTGTTACGCTGAACCGCGCAGGCTCGAATGAGTTGCCGCCAAACGTCGCCGGGCGAAACAGGTTATTGACTACCCGGTAATAACCAAACGCAGGGTGATAAAACTCCACCGTTTGTTTGATATCGCTTGCCGGCCGCCGCTCTTTCCATTCTCGTAATGTTGGCATCAGTCAGCCCTCGGCATCACTTCGGTGATCAGATAATCCAGCCAATAGCCGTAGCCCGGCTGCGCCTCGACAATCCAGTCGTCGTAATCTTCAGTAATGTCCTCGATACCGTTGCTGATAACCGTTGCGGTCCAGGTGACAATGTTGCCGTTTTTGCTGGTCTGCACCGGCATGTCGACGAAATGCAGCGTTTGCTGCTGAACCCCCTGCGTATCACCCAGGTCAATCGGCATCTGGAACCAGTTACGCCCGCGGTCGCAGTAGGTCGGCGAACGAAGCCATGACTTAAACCGCTCGGCCTGGGCCAGCGTGAATATCCACTGCAGCGTCCATGTCGCCTTAAGGTCCGTGGTGATCGGCGTGATTATCAGGGGACCGACTGCCGTCTGCGTCGTCTGCCAGGCTGTATCCTGCGTCATGTTCTGATCGGCGCGCTGGGGAAGCGGCAGGAACGGAGGGTATTGAACTGTTGCCACGTTTCCTCCGGGCATAAAAAAACCCGCCGGAGCGGGTTTGGTTTAGTAAGCGCCTTGCGCTTTACGACTTAATCCAAATGTCTGCTGCATCTGAGAGGATACCGGGCCGCCTCTTTCTATGTCGGTGATCAGCAAGTCCACAACTGCGCTACCGTCCTGCATGTAGCCATCGGCACTCTGTACAGTGGCACCGGTAGACTGGTTTATGACGTTCACCTGCACGCTGATCCCTCCTCCTGACTGCATATCCTTATTGCTGATGACCTTCCCGTTATCGCCGGGGATCATGTACTGCTTGCCGGTGCTGGCCTGGTAAATCTCTGGCTTCCCTTTCTCGCCGACCTGATACAGGCCGCCGGCTGATACCGGGCCGCCATTGTAGCGAGCACCAGATACAGTGCTTAGAGCCATTGATGTTGCCAGCCCAGAACCATAGGCCACGGCCCCCACTTTTGCGGCTGCACCACCTGTCGCCACGGAGGCGGCATAGGCTGCCGGTGTCCATGCGTTGGTTAACAGGGATGCCTGTAGCAATCCGTTAGCAGTTGATGCCGCACCGATTGTCTGTCCGATGATAAAGTTTTTTAGCATCTCAACGCCGACCTGAACGATGCTGTTGATCACGCTGTTCAGGATGGTATTGCCGAGTGACTGCATCGCCTCCTGTGCTGACATTGTGCCGGTTAGCAGGCCGGTGATCGCATTGGATGCATTCCCGCTAAACGCATCCACCGCACTCGTCAGCATGTTATAGCCGAGGCTTTGCTGGCTGAGTTCCTGCCACATAGCTTCTTGCCGCTTCTGGCGGTACTGCTCCTCAATCTGGGCGCGAGTAGCCTCGACCTCAGCAATTTTCTGCGGGTAAAGCGTGGCATAGGCATTCAGGGAAGCCATTTGCTTCTGAAACTGATCATCCACTGCGACAACAGGTGATGCTGCCTGTCTTACCTGGGTATAAGCGCTTTCAGTATCCTGCTTCTCCTTCTCTGCTTTTTGCTGAGCCTTAATGGCGGCGGCTACATCGTATGCCTGAGCGGCATATTTCCCGGCCAGAGCAATTTGCTCCTGCGTAGCGCCCTTGCCCAGAGACTGTTGAGCGGAGAGTATGGACTGTTCTCGCGATAGTTCTTGAGACGAATCAGCTGCGAGCATAGCTTTCTGTCGAAGCTGTTCGAGCTTCTGAGCAATTGAGTCCTGCTGACTAGCTAACTTTTTGGCCTCGCTAGCAGATTGCGAGGCAGACCGGCGGCTTTCCTTAGCTGCAGTTTTTTGTGCTTGCTGCTCTGCTTTAAATGCATCAATTTTATCGAATGATGAATTGATCGCCTTTTTGTCTTCTTCCGTTGCCCCTAACTGCTCCGCTCTATAAAGAGCTCTCTGCCTGGCTGTCATTGCAATGGTGGCACCCTCATCCTTGATCATCTGGATGTAGGTTTGCAGCCTCTGAGTGTTTTGAGCTATTGCCTCAGTGTCAGCTTCAGATGCGACTTTATGACCTTGAAGCATTTCTGTTGCTAGGCGGGTAGATTCAGCAGCCTGATCAGCCTTAAGCGAATATTCACCAACTTTGCCAGTAAATTCAGATAGCGATTTATTCGCGTATCCATATTTTTGGCTTAGGTCGACAGTTACATCTCGCAAAGCTGCAATAGTATCCGGGTTGGCATTATGTCTGACGTCGGCCAGCGCCTGAACAAGCTTAACAGCATCGTTGGCGCTAATCCCAAAGGCTGTGGATATTTCGCCTACGACTTGGTTTAACTGGTTAAGGCCAATGATATTCCCTTCATATGTGCCACCCAGCTCTTTCAGAATGCTGTTTACATCACTTCCCCTTGCCTTTAAGGAATCAAGCTGGCTGATCGCTGCTGATAACGGGGCTTTCCATGTGCCAAGGGCGTCTCCAAGATCATTAACGCTTTGTACGGATGATTTAATAATATTTTGCGCATCAATAAGAGCAATCGTTAGCTGAGCCCTGGCTGCGTTTTCGCTTGTCTCAGCCAATTTTGCAAATTTGTCGGACAGAACAACGACACCATTCGCCGTAATCTGAAATATATCCGCCAATCGTTTTTGCGAGTCTGTCAGGGCCTTTGTAGATACAGACGCATTATCCATACCCGCAATCAGAGATCCGACGATTACTGTACCCAAAGTTAAGAGTGCGCCTGCGACTGCGCCTCCGGTGCCAAATACACCAAGAAGTTGCGAGCCTTGCTGGCTAAGGGCTACTAAGGCAGACTGGCCACCCTGTACTTGCACGATAAAGTCCTGAATTTGATATCCACTTTGGCGCAGCGCGTTCTGAAATCCTCCAAAGCTACGCACTGACTGGTTAACGCCTTGCGCGGTCGCTGAAACCTGAGTGTCCATCTTTTTGAATTGTGCGATGTTCGCATCCAGAGAGGATTCTATCTCAGACAGGATCTTGTTTACCTGATTCCCACCCTGCAATAAAGGCTGAACTTCTGCGCGCACCTCATAAACAACACTTCCAGCGAGCTCCTCTCCGGCCATTTTCAGTCCCCATTCAAATAAAAAAACCCGCCGGAGCGGGTTGTTCTTTTACAGTTTATAAAATTATTGCGTCGGTTAACCTTTCCATTTGCATGCACTGGAAATTTCCGCTGCGATTGAATCTATACCTGTAAGGTCAAACTCAACAACTTGCATAGTCGAACCGTAGGGTTCGAATCCAACAATCATCTTTTTATGAGAAGACATTTCTTTGATAAATGAAACAGCTTTGTTACTGAAAGCAGCCTCTCCACCCTCTGCGCCAGTCCAAGTACGCTTTTGCGGTTTGCCACCATCAAATCTTACTGTTACGACCGGATCGTCGCTGCCCAGATACTCGCTAACAGATAGATATGCCTCAGTTTTATTTTCCTTACACCTGATGACCATAGATGTGCTTCTTTCAATTCCCTGTCGCGTATAAACATCAGGAGATCGGTTAATGGCAACAACATCAGTCATATCAGTCATCTTGTTTTCTTCTTTCTTAACCTGCCAAGAGCCTTCCGTTACATATTCAGCGCCGGTTGATACCAGAGGGATAGCAGCTACACACAAAGCCAAGATCGTCTTTTTCATTTTAGGATGTATCCGTTTTGAATGTTCAGAACAATCCTATCAGGTATGAATGGGAACGACAAAACCCGCAGTTAAGCGGGTTTGTGTGAACTACGAAAATTTCGTAGTTAGTTAACCGATCACGTACTCAGCTTTGCCACCGCGAAACGAGATGGTTTTACTCCCCGCCCGGCGGCAAGCATCAGCGATAGCCTTCATGCCGTACTCGACATTACCCAGATGTTTGCGCATCGCCACGATTTCAGCCTTCGGCGCCGACACATCAAAGCCAGCATCTTCCAGAACGTTAATCAGCCGAATTGCCGCAGATGTAGAGTTGTCGCCGCAAAGCATCTCCATCGTCACGTCAAAGGCCGGGGCTGTTAGAGACTTTCCAAATGACAGGTTGCCACTGCGAACTACCGGGTTGTTATCGATCCACCATTGAAGTGGAATGTTAACGTCAAACTTCGGCGCTGGAAGCGTTTCCTGTTTGCCCAAGAACTCCCCTTCCAAAGCTACGCGGTGAACGTACTCAATGGCAGTAGGAATCTGCGAAGGCTCCAGATCTTCAATGCTGTCAACGTTAAAGCGCTGATGGATCATCGCATAAGCTTCCGGGTACATTATATGCCGTTTGCTTACAAGCATATTAACTGCGTCCCGCAGCGGCGTTCTTTCATCGACCGTTGTCTTTTTACGCGGATTCTTGACCTCGCCCTTCGTCCAGTAATCATGCAGAACGGTAAAGCATTCCTCCTGGTACTGGATCAGCTTGTCGCGGATATCGGCGCGGACTTTCTCGGGGTTGATGCTGAACAGCCAGCCGTTGAGTTTCTTCAGGGGAAGGCAGAGCATCTTCTGGATGCCACTTTTGGTAGGTATGTTCATATGAGCATACCCGTATTTTTCACTTTGACTCAGTAACTTACGCATCTGAGTTGACCAACTCATTCCGAGATTTTCGACGATTGGCTTCATCGCAACATAAGCGATACCGGCCGCCATAGCGGTAATAATCTGCTGACCGTTGAACGGTACGTAAGAGGTGTTAACTGCTTCAATAATTGCTATACTTGTCATGTCGATAATTCCTCATCCGATTTATTCGATGCCGAAGCCCTGACTATCGCAAGTAGTTGGGGCTTCAACTTTTAAGCGACGCATCGCCCTTCTTCTTTCATCCTGTCCATGAACATCCGATAAAGCTCCTCGTTCAAAGATCTACCATTTTCCGCCGCTACCTGCTTAGCCAGAGCCAATGTTTCTGCTGGCCATCGCAAATTAAACTGAGGTAGTTTTCTTGCACCTTTCATTTACCCTCCCGCAAAGTGAACCACCGTGGTTCACTTGAGAATGTACTATCACCGTTATATGCTGTCAAGAAAAAACATGGTGAATTAATGTCCAGAGATGATCCGCAATTCAAGTTGCGACTTCCTGCTGATTTGAAAGCAAAACTTGACCAGAGAGCCAAGATGAACGGTCGTTCCATCAATGCTGAACTGGTCCAAATAGTGCAAGTGGCATTATCTGAGCCATCTCCAGTATCCGGCTACCGCGACGACGCCGAGCGCCTGGCCGACCAGCAGGCAGAGCAGTTTAAGAAGGTGGTATTCGATACGCTTAAAGTTATCTACAGCAAGGAAAAATAGTCATGGATAAGTTTGACAGAACCCTCCAGCGAGAAATTCTTAAGTGTTGCATTGATGCCTACCCAAATGCCATTCGTGATCTTGGCGATGATTACCGATGCGATGCCATATCCTCATCACCGAAAGACAAGCTTTTAGCAAATCTCTTCTATCTTTCCGGGCATAATCTCATAACGATAAAACCCGGAAAGAGTGTGATCGATGAGGACTCTGTATACAGCATCCTTGATTCAGCAGAGATAACCTGCCGCGGAATCGACTTTATGCTAAATGATGGCGGCTTGGGTGCAATACTCAGCGTCCAGACCATCAAACTTCATCGTGACACAGTGGTTGTACTGGAAGACCTTATCGCGATTTCAAGCATGAGCGATGAGCAAAAAGAAGTGGCTAAGTCCACTCTAAGCGGGCTATCAGCTGAAGCGCTAAAAACCGTTGTGCAAGCCTTAACTACTGCAGGGTTATCAATTCTGATAGGTAAATAGATCCAAGCCTAGAAAATGCTAGCTAGGTTGGGCTTTTTGCCTTTCTTCTGGCAGCCTGCTTAGCCAGGTATGCGTCAGAAATGCTTTCGTACTCCTCTCTCGTGAACCCTTTTTGATTCGGGTATTTTGCGGCAAGCAGCAATTGAAATGCCGTCATCGTGAGTTTGGACGCTTCACTGAGACTCATACTAAAGTGCGTTTGCGCTGAAACGATATACTCTGCAGCCAGAAACTCTGTTGTCGTTTCCTTTGCTTCATGTCGTTGTAGGCGCCTAACTTTGGCGTTCCCGATAATGCCGTGCAGCATTAACTCTTTAGCGAGTGTAACGATATCCTCTTTGGGCATGATGCCCGGTCGGTACACTATTTTACCCTCCCTCTCACACCATTCGCCAATCGCGCCAGTCAAATCATCTTCGCAGCACGCCTGCAAAACTAGCATTGAGGCGGACAATACTTTATCTAAAAGGCTATTCAGTACTGGTGTCATCCAGTTGGGAATGCCACAGAAAACCTCCATGCAGCCATAAAAAAGGTGCTGTGCATCGACTCCGTTAATTACTGCATATATCTTTACTATTTCTTCAGGCTCCCCAAGCCTGGCCATCGCTTCGAATGATGGGCGCAACACATAATCCCTCCCGCCTTCGCGACTATCGCTTATGCCGAGCTCTCCTATGTCTTTCAGGACCGCCATAGCTAACTCCAATAATGGGCATTATCAAGGGCAGCACGCCGCCCTTTGGAATGTCCGTTAGGTAACTGTAACCGTATGCACGGCCACAAAGTTGCCGTCTTCGGTGCTGATGATGATCTGCGCGCTTCCGGTGGCGACGCGCGTCACGGTAACGGTATTGCCGGAGGCTGTAGCAGTTGCTTTGGTCGCATCAGTAGTCGCAACAGTGAAGTCTTTGTTGGTTGCGCCGGTTGGTGCGATATTCACCGTAAAGGTGCCGCTACCGCCAGCGGCACCTGTGCTTGTAGCAGGAGAAACCGTAACGCCAGTAACCGGAACGGTTGTCATTTCGTTAACTTCAATAGTGCTGGCATCCCCGACCTTGAACTCAGTGGAGAACGTAACGATGTCGTTGGTGCCACCGTCGGAACTCAGCGCAGTGATGTTCATGTAGCCGATAAATTCGACCGGGCCGTAGTCCATGCGAACCCAGATGCCAGGCTGGCGCCTGGCCTTCAATTCGTCAGCAAAATACTTGATGAATTTTCCGACGCCGTACTGATCCAGTTTGTCCTTCTTGCGGACTTCGCCTTCAAAACTCAGAGTGAAGTCACTGTTGGTGATGATGGTCTCGACATAGCCGCCACCGTCATCCGCATCCGAGGTAACCGAGTTCGGGTTGAAGTCGAAGCCCTTGGACGTACCAGCAGCCAGCGCCATCCACTCCGTTTCGAGTGGTTTGACATCCGGGCAGCCATCGGCGACTTCCAGTACGACCGCTCCGCCGAACAGGCGCTCGTTAGAGCTCTGGCAATTAGCCATGTGAAACTCCTCTTTGACGTATAAAAGAAAACCCGCTGAAGCGGGGTATTTGGTTGGAATGGCTATTCGCCGTAAGTACAGGCGAACTGGAGTCGGAAGACTATTCGCCCTTCTTCTGTGAGCACTGGCGCGGGGATTGCGCCCATGTTCTGGATGTAGCCGACGCACTCGTCAGCCATGGGGTTGGCCTGGACGTAATCGACAATGCGCTGCACGGCGCTGAGCGCGTCTTTGCGATTATTTTTCGCGCCAACGACATCGACGAGCACATGATACTCAGCTCCGAGATTGGTGCGGACATTCGAGCCACCGTTTGGCCTGAATACCATGACTGCCTTCGACAGATCACTAGGGTCGTCATACATAAGCTGCTGCACTGTGAAACCGTCGGTTAGCCCTGCATCAACAAACATGTTCCGCACCCGCTCATGCATCATGGGCATCATAAGGTCATTTCCTTCTTGAATGCTTCGTACATGGCTTTCTCGTTATCTCTCGCAGGCCAGTAGAGAAATTTAGGGTTACCATTAGGCCCCCATATAACCCCTCTTGAACCAGGAGCCTCTCCGGCCTTTACTGGGCGATCCGTTTGGGTACTTAAATATTTACCAGGAGCATCATGCACATAAACTGCATAATTCGCTGAATACCCTACCCGTCCGGTTATCAGAGTCCCATTGAAATCAATTTCTCGGAATTGGCTATTCAGTAACGTTGAGGTATCACGAGGCACCTCTTTTGCGGAAGCAGCGCCAAGGATCAATATTGCCGATTGAATGCCGCGGACTGCCTTTCGTCCAGTAATGTCTTTAATGAGGATGTCCATTTTGGACTTAGCCTCTTTCATGCCGCGGACTCGCCCTGCCATCATCAGACTCCCGTGATAATCGCAAAATCATCAGCCAAACGCTCGAACGTGTCGGCATATCGGATAACCTGTCGCACCTCATCGGCATCAACTGAATATGGATCGGATGATGCTGATTCTCCTATAAGGATGTAATCGCCGTTTTTTGCGATGGCGTACTCTGTCCATATTGTGTTTTTCGCGACAATTTCAGCGCCAATTCCGCCAATTCTTTTGCTAACTCCACCCTCATAATCGCAAAGAATAACTTCTGGAGGGGAAAACCCCAGCGAATCACCATACTCATCAACGCCGAGGTTTCGCCAAATAGTTGCCTTGGCCGTGTAAGACCAAGAAGCTGCTGAACTCATTCCCGCCACCTCAATACCTTTGCGCCTGTAGCCTGTATGCGAGGGCAGTTAATTATCCACTGCCCCGCGGCGTTAACGTAGGCTGTCGTTTGCTGCCCTGTGTCGGTCATTACCCATACACGGACAAATGACCGCGGATGACGGACGGTTACAGATATCCAGTTCATGAATTGCGCCCAATAAAAAAGCCACCCTTAGGTGGCCCGATTGCGTTACGAACTATCGCCCGTGATTTTCGTGGAATCCATACTCAACTTCAGCCATCTTCCTTGCAGCTATCGCATCGTTTTTATCTACGAAATAGCCGAGATATACGAATTTGTTGCCGTGATAGATATAGGCCTTCCACTTATTATCGCGTGGTACATAACTAACCCCTGCAACCCCACTTGAATTATTAGCTGGCGTTTTCTGGTTTGTGGCGTTACCGACAGGATCGGTTACTCGCAGATTGATTATCCTGTTGTCAGACCTGTCTCCATTGATGTGATCAATCCATCCTTCCGGGTATTCGCCATAATGCATTGCCCATGCAATGCGATGAACCCCCATCGGTTTTTTGGAGACCTCAACGCGCCAGTAGCCTTTATTCATCGAACCAGCATTTTTACCAGCAAACCGTGCATTCCATGCAGCATGGTCACGTTCTCTGGCGAAGTGTGTGATAGGCCGAACTTTCCAGACCATCAGGCCTGATAAGTGGTCATAAGAAAAACACTCATGCAAATACTCAATGCTGAGGCATTCAGAATTGTTCATGTAAACCTCACAGTAGGTTTCACAGATGCTGTGGTGCGGCAGGGAGGTCTGTGTTCCTCCTTTTCGACTGGCCGGTCTAGCCGCGTGTTTATTTTACCGCTTTCAGCACCCGCCAACAACGAGAAACAGGCCCACACTGTTCCCGGCGCTGATCGGTAGTTCACTGGTGCAGCCGCTGGTATCCAGTTTCGCCAGCGAGTCACGCAGCCAAGTGATGCCATCGTCACCGTAATCGAACGAGCGCGACGCTCCTGATGGCGCCCCCTGCGATTTTATTCGCCGGGCACCGGATGACGTCGCCATGAGCGCAGCGGCATACATCAGGATGAGCTTTGCCGTGCAGTCGTCATACCCTGCACCATCGAGGCACGGGATAATCTTGTTCACCACGCAGAGAATCGGATCGAGCAGCGCGGCGGGGATGGCGTAACCCAACTCACCGAGGAACGCCTGCACGTCTGCCGCTGTGATTGGGTCAGCCATGGTTATTTCGCCTTCTTCGATTTGCTGGCAGATTCTTCCTGCTGCTCTGCCTGCTCTGCCTGCTCTGCCTGCTCTGCCTGCTCTGCAGCATCATTACCCGGCGTAGCCACTTCCAGCACCTGGTCGTCATCACTAATGATTTCAACCAGACCGGCGGCCACCCAACGCTTAGCGACATCGCCGCTTACCGAAACCTGAGCGCCAACCTCCAGTTTCTGGAGATTGGCACCGGAGAAAAGGTTATCGCTAATCACTTTTACCAGTGCCATTTACCGCCCCTTAGCTGTGTGCGTAGATGACTGATTTTTTGCTGTTGATGTCGGTCTTAACCATCAGGCCAGCAGCGCCCCAGGTACGCCAGATGTAATCGCTGTTGTAGAACGGACGCGGATCGGCAACGGTGCCGAAAGCCTGACCTACAATCGGAGCAATCACGCCAGCGGTAAGCGGGACAATCAGGATCTGGTTACCGGTCAGCTGAGCGTCTTCTTTAATCGCGGCAATGCCGGACAACTTCAGAAGCTCTTGCAGAATGGTGTCGGACTGATAGTTGTCGCTGAAGTAGCGTTCCAGGTTGGAAATGATGGCGCTCGACACATACCAGGTCTGCTCGGCGTATTGATTGTTGGTCAGTTTGAGCGTGTCGCGCAGCTTAATTGCTGCGTTACGGATCTGCTCAGCAGTGGCGGATGCGCTGGTGAAGTCGATATTCAGGCCAGATGCGCCTAGGTCAACCATCGCTACACGCTCGTCGTTCTTCAGACCCTTCCAGGTCTTATCGTCGAACTTGATGTAGTTACCTTCCGCGTCGCGATAGCCGTTGTAGATGTAATCCACATACTGGCGGCGCACTTCGTTGGTTGACTCAAACTGAGCGTCAGAGATGATGTCGAACGCATCCGGGTTGTTCAGGCGAGGCTCACGCCAGTGGAACTTGAAGCCGGTATCGTGCACCGGAACCATGGTACCGTCGTACTGGTACTGCACGGCATCCAGCGCTGCGCCGATCTGGCCTGACATGGAGGTATGGGCCCACATGCGGCCGCCAGACTTGGCGTATTCATACACCGTCTGATTGATGCGCACCGAACGTGACAGCGGCATCAGGTCGTTAAACAGTGTGAACTCAGTGTTCGGCTGGAATTGACGCAGCACGGTCTGGTCAAAGGCCTTGTACAGGTCAGCAGGTGAGCGAACAGCGTTGATGCCGTTGAGATGGTTAACAGCATTAAGGCGGTCGGCGATCTCCTGCATAACGTTGACGCCCTGATGGTTCAGCGCGGCATTACGCTCCATGGTCAGCATACCGAACTGGTATTGGTTCACGGCCAGGTTGCCGGTCTTTTCGCCCAGCGATTTAGAATAAACAAGCATTCAGTGACTCCTTACTTGATCACTACGCGAATGAGATCGCCAGCAGCGGCGGTAATTGAGCGTTCTTCGTCGCAATAGCAGCGATCGTTTTCACCGGTGGCCCACTTCTTAACCTGGCCGTTTACGATTGAAAGAGCGTCGCCTTTTTTGTAAGTACCGGCGGCTGCGCGCACGTTCAGGAACATGCCAGGCAGCGGATGGATGCCAACCAGCAGATCATCTACAGCAAAAGTGTCATCCACTGTTTTGCAGCGCAGATAATCGAAGTCAGCGACATAGATAATTGCTGTCTCGCTACCATCAACCGACACCTTGAAGACGCCAGCATCGAAGAAGCCCAGGGTGCCGGGCTTGACCGCGGTGGCGCGGCCTTCACGGTTGAGCAGCGGATTAGGGAATACGCCACCGGCGTGAATTACATGTTTTCCGTCTTTAGCCATTTTTTACTCCGGCATTTCGCTGACTGATTGGGTGTTGGTAGCCTGGCGGAAAGCGCCATTCAGGCCGGTTGAAGTCTGGCATTGAGCAAACAGTTCTTTCAGGGGCTCGCCGTCCAGAGAGTTGACAGCGATATCGGTCATGCCAAATTTGGCTTTTACCGCTGCGCGCATGTTGCTCTTCTCGCTTTCCGAGCTCGCGTTGATCTTGCTGTTAAGCGCCATAACCTGATCGGTCAGAGCTTTTGCCCAGGCGGGCATATCTTCATTGTTGGCGGCCTGCTCCGTCTTTTTGGGCGCGCCGGTAGCCGGGTCGATTTCTTCATCGCCCTTTTTCTTGGCGGTGACCTCTTCGGCCTTCATCTGGTTGTAAGCGTCCATCAGTTCGGCATCGGACTTGCCTTCAGTCGGCTTACCCGCGGCTTGGAGCGCATTGATAATCAGTTCTTTCATCGGATCGTTCTCTCCGTTGGTTTTAATCTCGTACTCAATGGGTTTGCGCACGACTTCTACAGGTTCGCCGACGAACACGGCTTTGCCGTCATCATCGATGAGGTACTTCTGCTTTAGGTATCTGGTGTCATCGCGGTAGATGAAGCTGTCTGGCCACACCGTTTCTGGCCATAGCCACTTATCTTCTGTGTCACCCTCACGCAGCTTGTCGCTGATGGCGCGTGAAATGTCGTCAAAAGAGAAGTTGGAGGCGTTGGTGAAGAAGAATTTTGTCTTGTTGAGCAGACCTTCGCGGGTGCAGTCGATACCATCAGCAAGGCGAGCAACTTCGATCTGCTGCTCATGACCTTCTGAGTTGACGAAGATGCCCACGCCTTCTTCCGGAGTTCCGGCGCCAGGCTCATCGAGCAGCACCGCCACATGGTCAAACATCATGTTGGTGGCGATCTCGTTGTACTTCTTGCCCTTCGACTCGCCATTAGCGGCAATGCCGGAATACAGGAGTCCTGTGGAGATGTGGATGGGTTCTGAGTTGGTACCGGCGATCATCTCATCAAGGCGGTTAATCAGGCGCTTTCCCTTTTCGCTTGACTCGGCGTACTGGCGGTTAACGTACATATCGCCCGTCACCTTCCCGTCTTCGTGGCTGACGTTCTGCAGCCATGCGCCGACGTGATATTCATTCACCGCCCGGACATCGCGAGCAGACACATGCTTGCCGTCAACCTTCGGGTGGCCCAGCGGCATCGGGTTACGCTCAAGCGTGTTGTAGGCCTTTTCGATTTCTGCTGCCGGGTACAACTTCCGGTTCATCACGATATCGTCCACGACAGGCGTGATGCCGCGAACCACGATATGTGGCTTGCCGTCGATGGTTTCAGTGGTGATGTTTGAAGCGGAGTTGACGACGGTCAGCACGTTAACGCGGTTGCGTTTCATGCTGGGTCCTCGTTATTGGATAGTTTTGTGTATCGCTCTGACGATAGCTTTTACTTGGCGCACGTTGCCGCGACCTTGTGACTTAATGACTTTGCGATCGCCTACCTGCTTCATCATCGCTTCGACACCGCCGATCTTAACGTGCGTGCATGAGATATCGCCATGTCGCTTCGATTCGAAATATACGCCGCTCATATGGGCCTCATTGGTGGATTTCAGGCAATAAAAAAGGCCGCCGTGGCGACCTTGTAGTTATTCATCAGAGCCCCAATTCTCGGAGCTTATTCAGGTTATGTTCTATTTTCCGCAGCCCGTAATCGCCGTGCAACCTCAAACACTCCGCATTGTAGGCAAGGACGGCGTCTTTGAGATTGATATAGTAGCCGATGTGCTTCTCACTGCCTTCTTTGGCGATTTTAGCAACCCATTTTGCTGCTTTTGTTGGGCTGGTTGGGGTGTGCCAAGTGACGCCAATAAAGCCAGATGTTGAATCAACCCTGAGCGTCTCATTACTCTTATTATCAGAGCTTGTTACAGCCCGAAGATTTTCCGGTCGATTATCTGAGCGATCGCCATTGATGTGGTCGATAAAGCTTGGCTCATCACCGTGAAGCATCTTCCAGACTATCCGGTGCGCCATTACCAATGCGCCATCCACCTTCACTCTGATATAACCATCTTTTCGCTTGTAGCCGCAAACGGAACCGCTTTTTACGCGCCCTCTGGACTTTCTTGCCATCAGGTCGGAACCTGATAACTCGAATAGCTCATTTAGCCGATCGGCTGACGGGATGGGAACAACACCATTCTCTGCTGCCGGTAAGCACTTGGTTTTAGCTGCGCACTGTTTGCACGTACCACGATAACCATCAGTGCACCGGTCACTTTTATAGAAATAGGCTAACGGCTTGGTCTCGCCGCATTTCTTGCATGATTTCATTCTAAACCTCGTAGCAGGTTTCGTAGATGATGGGTGCGGCAGGGGCGTCTACGTTCACCCTCTTCGACTGGCCGGTCTAGCCGCACGTCAATTTTACCACTTCACTTTTCGTCAGGCTTCCATTCCTTGCGTTCAGCAGCAAGTTTGTCAGCTAATCCTTCGTTAAATAGGTCACCGTCATCTGTCAGCAAGCATGGTATTTGCGAACAATAGCAATTCCAACGGTTGCCGTTCTCGGCGTAGAAGTCTCGCACCTGCTCGGTGGTGTAGACCTTTCCGTGGCGGCTGGCGTGCCAGCTGCGCGTCGTTGGCTTGAGTGCTGACAGCCACAGCAGGCCGGTATTCAGCCCCAGCCGATCAGCCGCCCAGTCCGTTTCGTTCCATTGTGCCTGGCGCAGCGCGCCGACCTGCTCAGTCTGAGCGATGGTCTTGGCCTTCGACATCGACACATCGAGGCGCTTGCTGATGACGCTGGCCGTCTCGCGAGGATTCACCCCGCGCGCGACCGCATCAGTAATGATGTTGGTCAGATCGCCGCGGGAGGTGTCGCTGATGACCTTCCAGTCGCTAAAAGTAGTCAGCCTGGCCGCCGCTATCTGATTCAGATAACCGGGGCTGTTTAAAAGCTGCTGAAGCGTCGTCTGGCTGGCGTACACCTGCGACTGCTGCGAGAGGTTGTTGAAGGCCTCCAGCGTTCCGCGCTGCGCCTCAGCGGCCACGTAATCCATCGCCCACAGGTTTTGTTCGCCGCCTTCCAGCAGGTAATCGTCGAGAATAACCTGCACCGCTTCGAGCAGGTCGGCCAGTTCCTGCGCTGACATGTCGTAGATGAACTTGCCAGCGTTGACCTGGTAGAGCGTTGGCTCTGCACCGTTAACGTGACACAGGAAGTGCCAGCTGTGGCTGTTAACCTCTCGCTCACGCCCTGTCAGGCGCTGGTCGAACAGAGCTTTCAGCGCCACCTTTATCGAGTAATACCTTGCCTCAATGTCACGCTCCATCTTGCTGACGGACTTGCGCGACATTGTTGGGTCAACTTTCGACCGTGGTATCACCGGGCTTTTCGGCTTCTGACTGAGGGTCGGCCAGAGGATCAGGTTTTGGTTTGTTGCCATCTGGCAGATCCTCATCATCAAGCTCAGGTAGCGGTTGCAGTTCGCCCGCAGCGCGAATTTCGTTCTCAGTGATAGCAGAACGGCCAAAGGCATTCGTGGATTTCACAGCCACGTCCGCGAGCTTGTCCATGTTGGCAATCTTCTCTGCCTGACTCGGCGCCAGAAGATCAGACCAACCTACGGTAATTTCTTCATTCTGAGCCGGCGGAATAATTCCAAGGGTCCAGAAGCGCGAAACTACATCGGTGATTACGTCAGTCAGAAATCCTTTCCGACGGCTCATCCTGGTGCGCCCCCAACCTTTGGCATCCTCAGTGCTGGCGCGCTCACCCGTCTGCATCCCAACGAGCTCTTTCACAGGGATAGGAACGGTCGCGCAGAACTCGCTCAGCGCGGTACGCCAGGTCGGCTCTGGGTCAGCTGCTGCCACACTCAACACCTCAGCGGTACCAGCCTGCATAAAGCTGGCGCTGTCGGTGCTGTCGTTAAGGCGGCGGACTTGCTGATCAAGCGCTTCCGCAAGTTGCCCTTCCGCCACGCCTAGCGCTTTCGCCAGTGCGGAGAAGTTCGTCTTCTCACTGAACGAGTAGTTGAGCTGGCGACTGGCGTTCTTCAGGAAACCCTCAGATGCACCACCGCTAACCTTCTCGATATCCAGCAACTTGTTGAAGCCAGCCTCAAGCAGAGACTTGCCTGACGTCATAACGCCATCATCAGAGCCCTCAGCCAGGATGATTACGCGATCAGGGTGGACATTGATGATTCTGCCCGGGCGGGCGTCAAAGTTTCCGTCAACCGGCAACTCTGTGAACGAGTACATCGTCACTTCGCCGAACGTTTCACTGTCCGGGTTATCGTCCCAGTTAACCGGATCGATTTGCGCTTCCCATGCAGGGATTAGCTTAACGAGTGCCTTTTCCTGCAGGCTGCCTACGATGGTGGTGTCAACTGGCTCTGACCACTTCTTGCTGTCCTTAATTTGAAGCAGGATCGCCGAGTAACGGCCAACCAGATTGCGGCGGTCAGCGCCTTTAATCTGCTCCCAGCATCGTTTCAGGAGCTTGTTGACACGCTTATCCCACGCCGTTTGCTTCGATGCGTCCTTTGTCTGGTCACCTTCGTAAACATCTGGGTAGTCTTCCCAGCACCCATCAAGCATGCGCGTCACGGCAGCGCCGGCCACGGCATTACGCCGGTACGCCCGGTAAAAGTCATCAAACGTGAGGTGTAAAGGGTAGCCGAACTCCTGATAGAGTCGCTGGCGCTTCGTGTTGCTGGTTCCGTTGAAGAGCATCGACAGGTTTTTATTTCGCTCCCGTTCGATACTGGAGTTACTGGCGCGCTGTTGTTTCATTTCGCTTTCGGTCACGATGTCCTCCGTCAGCGCGATCGCACCAACATGCCGGTGATTTTTTGTGGTGAATGCAGTACGCGATAACGTGTTCCATCCCAGTCGTGGTCTTCTTGCTGGGTGTCGACGTCATCAGGGTTTTTATCGTCACGAACGAGCACCGGAATACGGCTTATCCAGCCGCGGCAGTAGTCAAAAACGTAGAATGCTGGCTTCTCAGGCATGCCTGATTCCAGCTTCGCGCCTTCAACCACCGCTTCGAGCATATCCGCAAAAAGAGATGCGCCGTTGATACGGGAGCCTGGCTTTTTATCAGCTGGCAACCAGGTAACGCCCTGCGCTTCCATCTTCTGCGCGATCGATAACTCGTTATCGCCAGTGTTGAATATCGCCCCATCAGCTGGTCCGGGGATCACTTCGCTGCAGATGCCTGGCATAATGTGAAGCTGGCCCTGCGTAACACCGTCGATTTGAATCTCTTCCGGCTCGTCGACGTCTTCGCCAACCAGCCGCTTGTCAATCCACGCCACGCCTTTCGCGACGTTGGTGGATGACATATTCAGGCCCTTGTTGAGCTCGTCAGGCGGGCATCCGTACCATTCACCGATCAGGATAAGGGACCCGGCAGGCGGGCAGAACTGTCGACCATCAGACAGCTCGGCGGCTGTTCCATCGGCCTGAGCCCACCAGAGGTTAGAGAACGGCTTCGACTCACCCCAGTCATGAGAGCGATCGACGGTCCAGCTATCCGGGATGCGGAACGGCTTAATGACGTGCAGCGCTTCATTCCACAGATGGTCAAATCTCCCGCCACTGGTCACATCCCAGGAGCCCTCCACCCACGCTTTGCGGCGGTTTGGGTCTTTGATGGCCATCAGGGTCGCGATGTACTGCGGGTCGAGGTACGGGTTCTCTTTAAACGATCCGTGGATAGCTACGCGGGTAAGCGTGATTTCCTCTTCTCGTTCTGTCTGAGGGTTGAACACCATTTGCCGGTCGCGCTGCACGGTTCCGCGCGGCGCTGGCTCAATGAAGCGTTTCTTCACCCAGGTATGCCCGATGCCAAACGGGTTGGTCGTGCTGAACGTCTCCAGCGGGATCGGCTTTAGTAACTTGCCATTATCCAGCGGGTAGTTCTCTGGCCTGAACGATGAGCGTCGGCAGGAGAACATCATTTCGTAGAATTCAGGGGACTGCTGTTTCGTCAGCTCGTTAAAGCCAATGAACGGGAATTCCTGCCCGTGAAAATCCCAGTAGTCGTCTGCCTCTTTGCCGAAGCGGAAGAGAAGCTCCTCGCCTGTGGGCCATACCCATCGCAATTCGCTCGCAGATGACAGATATCGAGCACCATCGTTGAACAGACGGAACATACGCTTCGACTGCGTGATGATGTCGGCAAGGTTCTTATATTCGGTATCGAAGATTACGCCACGCCAGAACGAGCCATAGCCCACGCCAACATTGCGCCGGAACCGGGCCAACTGCGCAGCAGTTTTACCTGGTCCGCGAGTACCTTCGAAAAGTATTTCGTTACACGGGCAACTCAGAGCCAGAGACTGTGATCCAGGCAGTGGCTTCCATACAGCTTTGTAATTCATCCACCGAGCACCTCACCCTGTTGTTTCTGCGCCGCCGCTTCCCAGTCATCCACGTTATCGCTGGTTGGTACCAGCATGACGTTATGCGTAACCTCTTTCGTTTCAGCCTTATTCTCAATGCTGTATGCCTCGCGCTCGAGGCCGATAAGCGTTTTCAGGCTGTCGCTAAGGTCTTTCATGGATTTAACGCGGGAAGGAAGACTGATTATTTTGTGGTAGAGATCGTTGAGCTTATCCATGCCTTTGTCATCAGGCGATCGCATCATCTCGCCCAGATCCTCAAGCGCGGCCACGTTGCCACACTCTCCGGCCAATTCATCGAACAGCGTGTTGGTTAGTTCGCGAGCCCGCCGGATGTCTCCCCGGTGCTCCATGCGTACCGTTGCGATAACCTCGGCTGTCGCCTCTATCAGTACGCGTTCGGTCAAAGTGCTTTCGTTGCGTACCGTCCTGCGTACCTCCCGCTTGCGTACCAGATCGTCAGCCTTTTGCTGAATCTTCGCATTCAGGTCGCGAGACCAGTCGTCACGCTTCGCTCGCTTGCGGATAGCACCTTCGCTAATGCCGTGCTGCGATGCAATTTCTCGGAGGGACATCACCCCGGCCCGGTACGCCGTCTCGATGGCCTCCCAGTCGGGTTTGCTCATAGCTTCCTCTAGTTGAAATGTATTTTAAGAGCGATATTATGGAGTTGGACGATTAGGCCCTCGCGACCGAAAATAACGTGTTTGTCGGCGAGTGCCATAATTATAATTTGCTCACTGAAGGGATTGAATAAATGGCAATGTTATCAATCGATACAACGTGCCCACACTGCAAAAAAGATAACGCTGTTATGAAGTTTGTTCAGCAAACACCTCTGGCACAAAGGTGGTATTCTGTAGTTTTCCAGTGCCAATCTTGCTTACGATTGTTGGTCGCCGAGGTCGAAACGGACCTTACTGGTGGACCCAATCACGTAGCTAGTAATTCATCCTTTCCGGTTATAGTTAATAACTACAGAAATATGCGTGTCAATTGTACATATCCTCAAGCTGAGCAAGTGGATGCTCCTATTAGTACCCCTCCTCGCGCTGCTAAATTTTTTATTGAAGCGAAAGAAGATTTCACCCGTGGCAGATATGAAACAAGCGCAATGAACTGCAGAAAAGTTATTGATATTGCGACAAAATCGCTTCACCTTGGCGAAGAAGACAAACTTGTACGCCGTATATCCGCATTGCGAGCAACAGGTTTGATTACCCAAGAAATGGCAGATTGGGCGCATATCGTTAGGATTGATACAAATGGAGCAGTTCACTCTGATGAGGAATTCACAAAAGAAGAAGTTGATCAGCTGTTGAAGTTTACAGAGGTATTCTTGACTTACTCTTTTACTTTACCTGCGATGGTTGCCTCAAAGCGAGAAACTGAATAATCGTAAAGCAGCACGCAGAGCTGGTGCTTTAGTCAAACTGGCACATCACAGGAAAATACAGATTACGAGCATCGTCACCTCAGGCACTGAGTGCGGATGTATTCCTGCAACACCCTCAGGGCTGTTTGGTCGCTGAGGATTCCGGACCGGATACCGAGAACGTTTCGTCCAGCAACTGCAGAGAGTTCGACGGTGGCATCATCGCCCATGCTGGCGGCGCCGGTGGTTTGGGTTGCGGCTGACACTGGACACTTGCCTTTGACGAGCACCCTGCCACCATTATCAAGCTTGCGCTGCAGAGCATCATTTTTAGCTTTTTCATCGGCTAATTCCTTCGTGTATTTGGCATCGAGCGCTGCGACGTCTCTCTGGCGGTTCTGCATGTCAGCGATAGTGTCATTTGCCAGGCTGAGTTGCTCAGTCACTTTATCGCGCTGCCTTTTGAACTCGGTGGCATTGTCGTGGTAGTGACTGGCCAGCCAGCCAAGGCTGACTATCAGGCAGATCACAATGGCGCTGATAATGGCGGTTAATCGGCTCATTTTTGACTCCACAGACAAACTTCGCGCTCAATCTCGCGACGAGTTACCAGGCCTTTCCACTGCTTGCCCTTGGCATAGGTCCAGCGGCGCAACTGGTCACACGCCCCCTTCTGGTCGCCCTGGTTGATTTTGCGCAGCAGCGTGGAGGTCTGGAAGTTTCCGGCGCCGACGTTATAGGCGAATGAGTACAGAGCTCCACGCATTGTTTCGGGGATCGGCTTCTGGATGTATTGGTTAATCTGGCGGGCGACGGCGTTCAGGTCTTTACTGAGAAGCGCACGGCATTCAGCCTCGGTGTACTTCTTGCCGAGCATGATGTCTTTGCCAGTGTGGCCATAACAGACAGTCCAGACGCCTACCACATCCTGATAGGGATCGTACCGCACACCCTCAAGACCATCATTACCAGTCGGTCCTGTAATGAGCGCAAAAGCAATGGCTATGGCGCCACCACCGCCGGCGATCACGCCAATCAGTTTATTCCTCATTGATGGCGTCATGCTCACCCCTGTGTATCACTTGCGATCCGCTTTAAGGCCTCGGTTACCACTTCGGCTGAAGCCGGGCGGTCACTTCCAGGCTTGGTGGAGACATCAGCCAGATAACTGGCCAACAGCTGCGTGCGCTTTTTCTCTTCATCCAGTCGCTCTCGCTCTTCCTTGCGCTTTGCGTAATACGTCTTGATTGTGAAGAAGGCAGAGATCAGGGCGCCAATGATGAAGACATAATCCTGCAGACTCAGGACGGAAAAGATACCAAGCAAGGCTGACCACCAGTAAGGCAGATTGTGACCATCGGTTGGGTTCATACGTTGCATCTCTCACCTCCGATAATGTTCGGGGTGCTATCTGTAGTCAGTAAAAGGTTCAGGGCCGTCGGGCTGATTTACCAACAAAGCGTCGAGGGTGATTCCCGCGACCCTGAAAATAAAAAAGCCTGCGGTTAGGCAGGCAATAAGCATGAGGGTAATAGCAATGTCGGTGATGACCGAAAATACCCTGGCTGGGTCTGGCGGCCTGCGACGCTGTTGCAGCAGCGCCCCGATGGATTGGATTATGAGCCCGTCATCAGGTCAGGCCATTATCTGGTGCACCATTCAGGACTCGAACCTGAAACCGATAGCTTAGAAGGCTATTGCTCTCTCCGGTTGAGCTAATGGCGCTAATTTGGCGGAACAGGAAGGATTCGAACCTTCGACCATTCGGTTAACAGCCGAACGCACAACCGCTGTGCTTCTGACCCTGAAATGAAAAAGGCCGCGAAATAGCGCAGCCCTTAATGCTTTATGGTTTTGCCTGAATTAGGCGAAAAAAAGCCCGCTCAGAGGGGCGGGCAGAAGGTAGGAAATCCTGATTCTTCAACGGTTCGAGGCGCACCTAATAGTCCAAGCTACCGATTTACCAGGAGAGCGCTCGTTTTCCGTTACTACCTTTTAAACATAGCTGGAGAAGCCGAAACGGCAACCCCACTACCAAATGTCTTAGTAGTACTGCGTGGTGCCGGGTGCCTCCCGGTGAGCATGTCCCAGCCGACATGGCCCGCGCTGCATTTACAGATCACTGTAAGTGACTGGTCGCCCCTCCGCACAGGGGGATTCACCACACGAATAGATTAACAAGATGTTAATTTTCTGGTCAATAAGATGTAAGCAAATGATGACATGCAGTTTTCTTATTGCTGAGTAACTTCAATCTGGTTCAGGGCTCTGCGCGGAAGGGCTTTGACGTGCCGTGCAGCACGTCTCTACCCAAGAGCCCTGACCGGATCGCAGGCATAAAAAAGCCCAAGGCGTTAACCTCGGGCTTGAATTCTTTGTGTGTCGACAATCGAAGCTATGGCGACGATATCAGATTTACATGAAATATATGCCTTTCAGTTCGGTTTTGCAAGACTTACATCTAAATTTGTCGCCTTTTGTTGTGAACGTGATCGCGTTACCGATATGAGAGCATTGCTGTCAAGCTTCAAAAAACTGCTGCGCAGCGCCAGCCAATGAGGAAGGTGGGTTTCTGTCCACGTGGACTTTGCTACACCAACCAGTTCCGCCAGCGCCTGGTATTCATAAGTCTCCCGGCCTGCCAGTTCTGCTTTGACATCCTGCGCCGCCAGCCAGATAAGTTGACGCAGGCGATCGACTGTTTTCTTTGCAATGCGCACACCGGCCAGTTTTTCGTTGAATTGCTCCCATGCCCACCGGGTGATCGTCTCCTGGTGCTCCCAGCGGATGTTCTCGCTGTAGTTCCACAGCAGCCACGCTTTCTGATGCTCTTCCAGCGACAGCAGAGCCCGGCGCCAGCTTGCCGTCGAATACTCAACGGGCAGAACGAGAGCGATTGATGAACCCTTAGCGCGGGACTGGCTGCCGCTCATCGGTGGGCCATCCGGGTTAACCATGCGTTGCTTGACATCGCTATAAACTTTCTTCCTACCCCGGCTGCGCGCCGTAGCGGTGAATTGCGCGTTCTCTGCAAAGGCCACCAGTTGCCCTTTCGTCGCACCGCTCAAATCGGCGGTGGCCACTATCAGCTGCTGGCGAACATACTGGAGGTATTGGGTATTAATCATGCTGTCTCTCCCGGGGCCTGATAGATGCGAACGAAATTTCTCAGTATGCGGTAGTCAACCAGTACGGTGCCGCGGTGCCGGCAGAGGCGGAGCTTTTGCCAGCGGTCGCGGATGCGTTCGATAACGTCGTGGTTCATGCGGCCTCCCGCTGTTTCAGTGCTTTGAGCTTGGCGCGGTACTCATCGCGGATACGAATAAAGTCTTCCCGGCGGTAGTTGGTCATTTCGTGGGGTCCGTTAAGCCAGTCGACATACTCCTGTCCATAACGAGCAACCAGGCCAGCTTCATATTGCTGAGCAACCGTCGCCTCTTTGGCTGTGTACTTCCCCGACCCGGCATTGCACGATTTGCACTGCTTATGAGCGTTGCGCTCTTCAAAACGCAACTCAGGGTAAGCGCCGACCGTTTTGAAGTGGCCGCAGTCCCACTGGCCGCCATGCAGATCAGGTGGGTTGGTCTCGCCGCAACTGATGCATGGCAAACCAGCATCACGAGCGCGGATGTAGGCGTTGAATGCCTTCTGAGCCTGGGCTTTGTAGTAACCGTTAGGTCTGAGCTCAGCCAATCTTGCTTTACGGCGCTGACGCCCCTCCTTCTCGGATTCACGCTGGCGCTTCACCGCCCTGGCCTTCGCCACTTCCCGGGCTTTTGCTGTCTGTTTTTTGCCGATCGCGCTGGCGCATTCAAAACTGCATACCACCTGCCCTTCCCGGGCAGGATGGAACCATTCGCGGCAGTGGGCGCATTTACGGCGTGCTGGTTTACGCATGTGGCCTCCTTGCTCTCAGGCGGAGCCACTTCTTATCGACCAGGCGGGCGGTGTAGTCTTTCAGGGTCGGGATGTCAGAAGGCTTAACTTCGACCTTGCGCTTGCGGCGCGCCGGAACGCGGAAGATGCCGCGCTCCATTACTTTGGCGAGAAGACATTGCATAGCCATCACCCCGCAAAGCTCAGCAACTGACTGGCGGCGTTTTCAGCCTCAGCTGGCGAGTGGAACTTGCGACGCAGAATGTAGTTCCAGAGCACATTCAGCACTGATTTGTAGACGCCGTTAAACTGGCTGTCGTCCATGCTGGCGAAGGAGATCGACTTTGCGACACGACGACGGCTACCGTCAGGCATCTGGTATTCGTCGTAAAAGCCAGCCTGAATGGTTGCCCACTCGCGGAAGGATTCAAAGTGTTTCAGCAGCGCCATATCGCGGGAACGAGAAATGCCGACCGAGGAGAGATACATCTCGGAGGCGTTCTGGAGCGCAGCGCGCTGATCGAGGTCGGATGAAAGGAAGTCGATAAACCCGGATATGAGGGTGCACTCAGCGGGCTCAATGAGACCACCGGAAGGCGTCCAGTAGTGATACCCGAGGGTCAGAAGTTTGAAGAACTTCTTGTGGAATGCGTAATTCCGGGGCTTGCGGAACTCACCGCAAAGCAGTTGCCCTACGGGGATAAGTTGCAAGTATTCGCTGGTTCCCGGCTCTGCGGGAATCAGTACGTTTTGATAACTCTTCTCAAATTGCAGTGTTTGCGCCATGTGTCCCCACTTGGCGCCGGGTAATCGTGTCAGTTGCTCAGGCTGACGAGGTAATTATCGCTCTTCCCGGGGATAAAAGCAAAATGAGCATATACGAGAAAACCCCTCCGGAGAGGGGTTTGATTTCAACTGGAGGCTTTGCGTTCTGCGGGGGATTTAGGCACCTTTCGCCTCCCGCCTCATTTTGGTGATTGGGTTATTCCAGGAGTCGATATCCTCCTGAATCACCTTGCCGCTACCTTGGCACAGCTCACAGGAAGAAAGAAACCCGTAGCAGACCGGGCATTTCTCAAACGGGCCAAACTGACGCTTCCACTTCAGCAATGCGGCATGCTTGCCAATCTCCTCAATGGTGCGCATCACTTCCCCTCCTGCTCATTCCGTGACACTAACGGAATCAATGCGTTAATATCCTCCTGCGGGGCGGCCGGCAGAGGCATCCAGTGGGTGACAGTGATTGGGTGCCACTCAATGCCATAGTTTTGCTCATAAACCTGAGCATACCAGCCGTCACCTTTAGGGCTGAATTCGCAGTACTGGCCGACGTGAAGCTCAACACCAAAGTCAGGGCGAGGCCAGATATAGACAAAGTCATCATCTTCCGGCATCCGCTCGCTTACCGGAATCCATCCCGAAATAATTTCAGGAATATTTTGTGGTGCGTTTTGTTGCCCACCAGCCTTAACAGCAGGGGCATATACCGGCCCAGCGAGAGTCATGCCAGGTACGGGCACGTCGCTAATAGAAAATGCAGTGCCACCTTCAGCTGTGATGAACATATAACCGATTTTCAGCATGACATCCGGAATTACCGGAGAGTTGCCAGGATGCACCGGACACGGCCAGCGAAGCGAACCGTCACCGCTGGGGCAAGTGCAAACAGGAGCTACCGGCGCTGGCTGCGCAATAACAGGCTCACCCATTCGAGATTCACCTTGCGCCTCTTTTACCAGGTGGTCGTTGATTTGCTCCAGCCTACGAACACTCTCTTCGGCTTCAAGTGCTCGACGCTTCCAGATAGCCAAATCTTCGCGAGCGCCCTGATATGCGTCACCGTATTCACCGTTAACTACCGGCGCTGGCTGCGGGGTGGTACGTCGAGCGTAACGGAACCCGGCACGGAATGCGTCCGAAAGCTGGCTGTGACCGTCAACCTTCAAGCGGTGCAGCTGCAGCGCGGCATTAAGCTCATCGTCGGTTACTGCTAACGGCTCGCTTGCTGTCGCCGGCTGCGCGTGGCGATAGAGCGCAACGTCTGAAGCCTCAGAATTCTGCTTGCCCCACAGATACGCCGTCTCCCTCCCTCGGTCGATATAGCCCAGGTTGCGCTCGTCGGTGTACGCCACCGGTTCGCTGTACAATGCGGCCAGCGCCATGCGGGCAAGTTGCTGAGACTCTTCAAGCGTGGCAATTCGAAGGTTAAAACCGCTTTGTCCTGATGCTAATTCTTCCAGGCGCTCTCTGGTTATGGTTGATTTGGTCATGGTTGACTCCAGTTATCCTCGATAGCCACACCTAAACGGTGCAGCCAGTCGGCAAGTTTGAGCATCGACTCGCGGTCGCTAAGTCCTTCCGGAAAGTCTTTCAGTTCGATAGTCGGTATGAAACGACCGAAACTATCGCGCTCTATCGTCAAATGCTGCTCCAGAACAGTCTGATGAATACGGCTGTTATGCCGCACAAGGTAAACGGATTTGGAGTCTTTGGTTTTATAGTCATAGCGATACTCGGTCAGTATCATCTGGCTTCTGGTGCGATCGGTTCCTCTCCACATCACTCATCCCCCACCTTGATGCCAGCTGACATTTTGAAGGGCAGCCGCTTAGATAACGGAGACTTCTTCAAGCGAGAATTCTGAGGCTCATGCGCGCATTTATCGCAAAGGTGAATATTTCTACTGCCAGTGCCGACACTGAATATCGCGCCGTTTTCACAACCCTCTATCTCACATTCTTCGTATTGCCATCCATCCGGCAGCTTCACGGTGCGGGACTCCAGCTCGGCGATGCGCTGCTGACGCTCGAAAGACTCTTGCGCAAGCCCCGCATTCCATTCCCGCAATTCTTCGATATAGCGCTGCGCCTTCTCCAGCGCCTCTACCAGCGCGAGGATGTTTTCCGGCGTTACAGTTCTTTCCCAGATTTCAGAAGTTTCGGCGCCATCTCGGCAAATCATCTCTCTATCTGCCGCTGCTTTCAGGCTCTGCGCCAGTTCGGTGATATCAGTCATTGGACTTTCCCTCGCTGCGGAACATCATGATTGTCAGATCGCCTTTAGTGGCCAGGCGAACGGTAGAGCCAGGTTCCAGGCTGTTAAGCTCAAAGGCGTCATAAAACTCATTCACAGCTTTCTGGCGGCGAGATTCCTTACGACGCTTGTCCCACTGCCTCAGAGCATTTTTGGTAATCCACTGGCCTGTTTTAACCATGATGTATGCCCATCCAAGAATGGCTAAACCGGTATTGAGATAAGTGGCGATGCTCATTTGTCGGCCCCCTCGCGCAGTTGCTTGGCGAAGTCGAATCCGCGGGCCGCAAAATCAAGTAAATTTTCTTGCGCCTCCCATGCTTTTGACTTACCACAAATGTCAGCGGCCCCCTCTAGAGTTTTCGAAAACTCCTCGACCCCATCAGCCTTAATCCCAGCTACGATGCGATCGGTGGCGGGGGTTGCAGGCGCATGCATAATTGCGACAAGCATGGCATCATGCATGCAATCCGCATCAGAGCACCCAAGCGCCTCTGCTGTTTTAAACTCCCGGTACATGTTTTTGAATGCATCCGTTTTGCACCATGCGTTGATGTCCTTCAGCCCCGCATTCTCCGCAGCCAGCTGCTTAAACGCTTTCGCCAGCTTCAGGAACTTCTGCTCTCTGATCGACAGCTCGCCTGAGGTCTCCAGGGAGGAGATGAGCTCGTTTACTGCCTGTAGTGTGATAATCATTTTCTTACTCCCGCCAGGCACTGGTTAAACAGGACGGTCATTGGGTTTACACCGCCAGGACGCTGGCGATACTGAACAGACGGATCGCTTTCGGTTACGGCTGTCGTGTCGATCAGGGTGTAGCGGTAGCTCCTGCACTCACCTTCACGATTAACCTGCCCGTCACGGTGCATCTGCCACAGGGAGGAATTGACCACTGAAGAGTCAAGACCGGTACCGCGGCGGATATCCTGAAAGCTGCAGCCAGGATGCTGGCCGATGAAGTTAATAACGGCTTGTTTGCCAGAGTTCTTTTTCATGACCGCCCTCTCCCCAGTCCAAATTTCGCCCGAATTTCTGCGATTTTGTTTAACCCCTGCTCCTGACTTAATGGACGACCACCAAGTTTTGGAATCTGCTTAACCGGCTCTGGAATCGCTTCTCCTGCGTTTAAACGACGCACCATGCGCATCAGCTCATCCTGTGCCTTACGACGCAGCTCAGCGTCACTGAGGCCGTTTGCGCGCATATCTGCGTACAGGCCAGTAACCATCCAGTAGCAGGCCTTGTGCTTCAGCGTTACCGGCGTGACGTTGTGCTCTGGCCACGGATAGGACTCAGCATCCGGGTATTGCCCGCGGGTCCGGCAGTACTGGTAAACCATATCAACCAGCTCCACTGCATCCGGCAGTCCGGCAGATACGGCTGATTCCGATTTGCACCAGGCGACAAACTGACCCGGCGATGGCATGAATGGGCGATCCTGTTTGCGGGCAACGCGCATTCCGGCGTTGATTTGCTCCATGGAGACAATCCCGTTTTCCTTGAACGCCAGGAGCCACTGCCGGCGCATCTCGTTCATCTCCTCGGGTGTTTTGCTGGCCAGCGCCGGAAACACAGCGAGCAACTGGCGGAACAGTTCGTTGAAGATCTCCGCAGTCTTTGCCGCCTGGCGCTTTACTGCCTGCTCGTCCTGCATTTCAGGAAGCCCGGCAGCCACGCGCTGGAAGTTTTCCCGGTCGAAGTTGTGCATGCTTTCAGCGATTGATTTCATTCGAGCACCCCGTAAATCCAGTCAGTGTTGTTCAGGTCGACTTTTGGCTTCCCGGCAACCTGAACCCCTGGCGCGCTGCGCTGCATGGTCAGCTTGTCCCACTGCTTTCGCAGCGCTTCAGGGCTCAGGATGTTGCGATGCCAGAACGAGTCTTTGCTGGCCCAGTCGTACATGGCGCAGATATCCTGGTGGCTGCGGTTGTCGATCTGACGCATCAGTCGAACCGTGTTTGACCAGGCGGTCATGTCAGGAGCTTTGCAGGTTGGGTTGATCATCCTGACCCTGGAGAAAATCCACTCGGCAACGCGAACGTCTTCTGCGGTTCCCCACTTGCTGCCGCTGGGTGTGTAAACCGCGGCATCAGGATGAGCAGACAAAAATTTCTTCAGGCGGACGTCAGAGGATTCGCCAGAATTCTCGGACGAAGATCTTTTAATGTTTTTATTCTTGTTATTACCTTCTTGTTCATGTTGTGCGGTTGTTTGTGCGGCTTCATGTGCGCCATCATGTGCGGGCACCACCTTCAAACCCGCGCCATTGCTGGGCTCGCCATGTGCGCAAGTATGTGCGGCTTCATGTGCGGCTTCATGTGCGGGTAAATTGTCTGTTTTTTGAGCATATTCTGCAAAATTTGTGATGGTGATCACTCTACCTTTTTGCTTCTCACCTTCGATAGAAATCATCCCTTCGCGCACAAAAACAGCCAGCATTCTCTCCACTGAATCGCGACTAGTAGGATTCCCTTTCCGGTCGCAAAGCTGCAGCCCTAAATCGGCCGCTGTGACCACCAGTTGTCCGGGTAGCAGTGACCACTCATGACCTTTGAAAGTCGCTTTGAATGGCTGACGAGCAGCATTAAGCAGCAGGTTTTCCCACAGGGTTCTGAGGTACACATCTTTTGCCCAGGACTGCTTGAGAACGCTCCGGTACAACGGGATGTAGCCAGATTTCTGGTTTTCCATCCGGTTGCTCCTGAATTGCCCCGGCGCGGCGCCGGGAAACTTGAGTATTTCTGCGGTGTTCATGCTTCACTCTCCCATCCGGCCTCTTTCAGGAATTCGCGATAGTTGTCCAGGATGGCGCGCGCATCAGCAGGCAGTTCAATGTCAGCCTGATCAGCGATTATCTGGAGAAACTGGCGCGCCTTTGCTGCGCTAAACTGCGGCAGCGCCGCGCTGCGGGTTAATTTCGATTTACCTGACGCCCTGGCCTTATCCATCTGGCGAACGGCTACAGAGGCCGCCTGGGGGCCGTGCTCGCGGGATAAAGCAACCGCAGTTGTCGGGGATACCTCGCCGGCACGCACCATGCTGATCAGCTCTTCTCCGCAGGTCAGCAAATGCAGGTGATAATCGACGTCGGACAGAGAACGCTTAACCTTCTTCGCGATCTCGTCCGGCTCCCATCCCTGGTTTCTCAAACGCTGATATGCAGCCGCGCGTTCCAGAGCAGTGAGAGGTTTGCCCTGGTTCCGGGTGACCATGAAGGCGATCCGGTCAGCTTCGTTCCCGACGAAGTCTTTACACTCAAGGCGGATGATGTCAGCACCTGCTTTCGTCGCTTCAATGGCGCCGTAATAGCGGTGGTGGCCGTCGATAACCTTCACGCCCTTCTCGGTAACCTGGACGTCCAGCGGAGGCACCGACTCGCCAGCGATAAACGCATCGCGGAATTCAGCGACGTGATCCTGGTCGATTTCGCGGATGTTCAGGCCGGGCTCAACGTACAGCTCTTTCAGGGGAACGATAAACGTCCGGTTCACCTTGATGCCGGTTCCGTTTTTATCTTTTTGGTTGTAATGCTGGTAAAGTGAACTCATAATTACTCCTGTGAATTGATCCAGTTAATTCGCGTAGAAAGCCGTTAGTGTTCGCGCACTGCGGCTTTCGCCCTTCTGTTTCCACTCATGCTTCAAAATCACCTTTCTCTCCCGGCCTGTTAGAAATCAGGATGGCCAGCAGTAGCGACATGTTCGGCAGCAGACTTTCCCGCCAGCGACTCACCGTCGACTTATTCACTCCGGCCACTTTGGCGATATTCGTGGTTCCCAGTTCAGCTATCTGGCTGTGTAACCAGCTTTCTATCCTGCGAGCCTCCACTTTGTTGCGTGTCGTTGAACTCTCCATTTGTGATACTTCCTCTGGTGTTGATTGAAAGGCCGCCGGTTAGGCGGCTTTAGGCTTGCTGACTTCCCGGATCTGAGCAGCGGTAAACTGGCCGCCAGAAGCGAGAGCGATCTTTTCTGCGTAGTTGGTTTCGTCGGTGTAATCCGTCCTCGGCAGGCTTCCGTTAGCAATCCATTTGTAAATTGCGCGCGGCGAGCAACCACAGGCTTCAGCTACGACAGGAACCCGAATCTTTTTGATGATTTCGCCAAGACTATTCGGTGCCATGTTTAACCCTCAATAATGAACTGTAAGTACATATTAAGTCGGAACTGATAGTTCACGCAAGTGATATTATGATTGAACATATGGTTCATGAAGAAAGAGCGCGAAAAGAATTCTCTCAGAGGCTAGCGCTGGCCTGCGATAAAGCTGGATTGATACCACATGGTCGACAGGCTGAGATCGCCAAGAGGATGAAGTTGACCCCTAAGGCCGTAAGCAAATGGTTCAATGGAGAGTCGATTCCAAGACGCGGAACGCTGAAAGCACTGGCGTCTCACATTGGTACGTCAGCGTCGTATCTGCTCGGTGATGTCGATGAGGATGGAATCGATACAGAGGCAACCCAAACCCTTAAGGATGTCTTTCGCATTGACCTATTGGATATAACGGTTAGCGCTGGCCCCGGGGTTATCAATCAGGAGTTCGTGGAGATTCTCCACTCCGTTGAATATGCGCCAGCGGAAGCGCGCCACATGTTCGATGGGCGCAAGGCTGAAAACATCCGGATCATCAACGTCCGGGGCGACAGCATGTCCGGCACGATTGAGCCGGGCGATCTGCTGTTCGTCGACATCAGCGTTAAGAGCTTTGACGGCGACGGGATATACGCCTTCCTGTACGACGACACTGCTCACGTCAAGCGCCTGCAGAAGATGAAGGACAAGCTGCTGGTTATCTCAGATAACAAGAGCTATGCAGCCTGGGACCCGATCGAAAAAGACGAAATGAATCGGGTGTTCGTGTTCGGCAAGGTGATCGGCAGCATGCCGCAAACATACAGAAAGCATGGTTAGCCAACCAGTGGCCTGATGAGGTGTTTGGGTGATGAGAGAATATCTGATAGTAGGCGTGGTTACTTTGCTCTCGGTTGTTGCTATCGTGCTTATGGTGGCCTGATGAGCTGTATGCGAAGTACATGGGGCGGCGGATTAAGGGTGATGGCGAGTGACAGTTAAGGGCGGTCTTATGAGAATTGGTATAGCATTTCCGGCGAGCGTGTTCATCATTGCAGTCGCTTTTCTGGCGTGGTTCATTCTGGGTGGCTATGCGACTCCAGGTACATAAGGCAGATCCAACATGAGTGCAGATTTTAAAGAAACTTGCAGAATGGCTAGACAGCCAGTCCTCTGATGCTCCGCCTAAATAAGATTTAAACAATGCAGAGGAAGCATGTCTGACTTAGTTATCCCCATACTTATTACTTTGCTGATTATCGGACTGGTTGGGATAGTGCTCAGGCTGGATAAAGTTTTCTTCAAGCGGAAGGATGAGCGGGATGACTTTAAGTGAGCCAGACTGGTAGTTCTATGTTTTTTTGGTAATGCCGCAGACGTACAGGAAGCATGGGTAGTAGGTTTGTGGTCTGATGAGACTTTGAATGATTTTGATACAAAACCTGAACAAAAACACAGATTCCCTTTTTGGGAAATAAATCTATAATTCCCAAAGAGGGAACCTAATTGGGTTATGAAGGTCTTAAACGTAGAGAAACTTCACAGTTTTAGCCGAAAGCACAATCAGGCTAAGGGTGCTTTAGACTCTTGGTATGATGAAGTCAAGAGGGATGAATGGAAGACATCCCAAGATATACGGGATAGATATAATTCCGTTAGCTTTCTGCATGATAACAGAGTGATTTTTAACATAAAAGGTAATAACTACCGCCTTGTTGTCGAGGTTATTTACCAGGCAGGAATTGTCATAATCGAAAGGGTCGGCACCCATGCAGAGTACGACAGATGGAGGCTTAAATGAATCGAACTAACTGGCGCATCATTAAAAATAGTGAAGAACATGCTGCAGCTATGGCAAGACTCATTGAACTGGCATCTGGGGACTTGCAGCCCGGCACCGAAGATTTTGACGAACTCGAGCTGCTTGGCCTGCTCATCGAGCACTATGAGTCGCGCGAGTTCCCTATGGACAAGCCTGACCCTATAGAAGCCATTAAATTCCGCATGGATCAGCAAGGCCTTTCTCATGCCGACATGAAACAGTACATTGGATCAGCGTCTAAAGTATCTGAGGTCTTAAACCGCAAGCGTCCATTAAGTCTTTCAATGATCCGTAGACTGCATGACGGACTTGGAATTCCTGCAGATATCTTAATTCAAGATATGAGCGCAATTGAATGGAGCCTCGTTGACGCAGAGGAAGAAGAAACAACCATGACTAGCGTCATTGTTCAGTGTGAGTCCGCCACCATATCCTCTGCTCCTTATTTCGCTGAAAAGGCTACAGAATCTTACTTTTCAAAAATGTTGTCCAGGGCTGTAAGGGGTGCCGACAAATGCGAAGAAAAACAGAACGTTATAGTTAGTGGTTTTTCTTTGATAAGTAGCTTGTCATCGAGTTTCTCAGCGGCTAACAACCTGAACGATGGAATGACTTCTGACGGGAATTATTCATTAGTATCATGAAAATTGAACTCATTAACAAAAAAGTTGAAAGCCTAGTTATGACCCCATTAGAGGGCGCTTCCTCTGTGAAAAAGACAATGAAGGCTACTGTCACGTTGAATAACGAACTGTATTCAAATGTAAAAGATGCAAAGCTTTTTAGAGTTAGATATTTTGCATACGTGACCATTGAGGAAAGGCTTAAAATGGAGATTACTTATGATTTCGACTTCAGGTCTGAAGAAGATTTCTCGGATGACACAGCAAAGTCGCCAGAAGTCAGGTCCTTAGTGCCATCAATAGCTTACCCATACATTAAGGGCTATGCAGAGCAAATTATTCACATGTCAAATCTTGGAAGTTTCAATCTTCCGTATTTTGATTTTTTCACTAGTCCGATGGAACCGAACAATAGTAAATAAATCCACCCGGCCACCGCGCCGGGTTTTTATTGCCCTACCCTTCCCTCAGCATCAGCACGTCCAGTGCCAGCTCTACTGCCAAACAACCATCACCAAAAACAAAACGTAAAATAAATATACTTTAAGTTCATTGACTTACATTGAAATGAACTATTTCCAAATTAAAAATGTACTTTTGGTACTTTACATTGATGAACCATTAGTACATTATCATCTCATCCAAACAACACCGGCAACGCCGGGTAATCGTAACAACGCTCAGCTGGCCGGCTTTAAGGCAAAGGTGAAGAGATGATCCGCGAAGAAGACAAGCCTGCATGGCGTAATTTTTGGTTAAAGGTCGTTCCGTTTTTGGTTGCTGTCCTTTTTTTTAGCTTCGCATGCTGGGGTGGCAAATGAGCAAACAAGGCATTCGTTCACTGATTTACTGCCTGCTGATCTGCGGCGTTATCTGGACAGCGTTGATTATCAAAATTCTGCACGTTACGGGGGTGTTCAATGGTTAGTCATCATTACGGGACACAGACCGTTAACCGCGGCGCCGTTCTCCCAGGGATGCTCGTTAAGCATCGGGAAAGCACCTGGACAGCATCAGCAAATAAACGCGGCCGCCTGTACCTGCATCGCGGGATTGAGCGGACCTACACAACCGACTTGCTGGTTGAAGTTTATCTGAACGGGTTGGGACAAGGTCTCAGCCGGTAATCGAGCCAGGCAACAAAAATTAATTATTAAGATAATTTAATAAAATTTATCTGGAATATAAAAATGATTAATTCAAATGAGTTAAGGGCTTTGCTTACATACGATAAAGAGACTGGAGTTTTTCGCAGGAATGCATCATCCGGAGGTCAGGCAATTGGACGCATTGCTGGCACAACTTCTAAGCATGGGTATATAAGAATAAGGATTAAAAATAAAGCATATCTTGCTCACCGCCTTGCTTGGCTGTATGAGTATGGCGTGTGGCCCGAAAATGAAATAGACCACATAAATGGAGAAAAATCAGATAACAGACTGATAAATCTAAGAGAAGCATCAAGATCTGGTAATAATCACAACAAAAAACATCAAAAAAACAGCGCATCCGGAGTTAAAGGTGTTTCTTGGAGCAAAAAAGATAAGAGATGGCATGCTCGATGCAGAGCAAATAAACAAACTGTTTATTTTGGTTCATTTATGGACCTTGAAGAAGCCATGTTAGCAGTAATAAAAGCTCGCGAGAAATATCATGGTAAGTTTGCGAATAACGAGATTGTTAATATTAATACTTTGCAGGAAAAGTCATGTCAGAAATAACTAATTCTACCCGGGATCAGGCTATCGAGGTGCTCACCGCGGTTAAAGACGGCCGCATTCCTCATACCGGTATCAGTTACTGAGGTGCTTATGAATATCAAATGTGAATGCACAGACATGCGCACATCTGTAGGCCCACATAACACGTTAACCGTCGAGCTGGAAGACGTGGTGCTGTCGGGAACAGTTAACAGTCGTGAAGTCCTCATGCAACTGGATTGGGACGTGGTGATCGAATGTCTGGCGGAGCATGGCTACGTCATTACTCATCGGGAGAAAGCAGCATGAGCGCGGCGGAAAAATGGGATGACGACGAATTCATTCAGCTGATGAGCGATGCGATCGGCGAACGTGATTTCGACGATGACGAACCAGTAAACCTTTCTGCGGAACGGCAGAACCCGGTGATCAGCCGGGATGAATTCGCGGGGAATTTTCAATGACGGATAAAAAAGTATACGCCGCTATCAGCGCTGTGGCCGGAGAGCTGGCAGAGAAAGGCATCAGCAAGGCCAGAAAACAGGGCAGCCAGGTCACCTACGCATTCCGTGGGATCGATGACGTTTACAACGCTCTGGCCCCTGCCCTGGTGAAGCACAAGTTGCTGATCCTCCCGCGGTGTACTGAGCGGTCATGCTGTGAACGAACCAGTAAAAATGGTGGCGCGTTGTTTTATGTAACCGTCCGGGCTGAGTTCGATTTTGTCAGCACGGAGGACGGCAGCACTCATACCGTCGTCACCTACGGCGAGGCGATGGACAGCGGCGATAAAGCAACGAACAAAGCCATGTCGATTGCGTACAAATATGCAGCCTTTCAGGCGTTCTGCATCCCTACAGAAGAAACGACTGTGGACCCTGACTATGAGGCTCATCAGGTAAGGCCAGCAGACGCAGATCAGATTCTCGCTGATTTCACTGCTTACGCAGGCTCAGAGAACGATCCGAAGGCCCTCCAGGATAACTACGGAAAAGCATGGAACAGCCTTCATGGCTTCCCTGAGCATCAGACGAAGTGCAGGGACGTTACCGGCATCCGCCTGAGAGAGCTGAAACAAGCCGCAAGTGGTGGCAGCCATGAAAGTAACAGCTGAGTCAATCCTGTCCATCCTGCGCAAGGACGCGCGGAACAACATTACGGTATTTCATCGCTGGCAGACCGCAGCGGGCGCCCTCGGGCACAACGCAGGGATAACCCTGAATTTTCATGAACCTTATTACGCCGGGTGGGCGCCAGCACTTGAGATGAAAGAAGTTTTCATCTCGGCGCCTGAACTGGAAATGGTTAAGCCATTCCTGGCCGTCGAGCGCTGGGGAAACGGGACGCTTGGCGGAGAAATTTACCGGTTACCACGGGAGGCCCAATGAATAAGCAGAGCATCACACCAGAGCAATTCCGCGCCGTCGCCGGAACCATGCCTGCCTGTCGCGCAGCGGATGCGCTGGGGATTAGCCAGGCGAACTTCTACCGCCTGGCACAGAGCTATTCCATCAGCACAGCGTTTGTCTACAAGCCATGGAAGCCAGAAGAGAAGCAGATCGTCGCTGAAATGCGCGCTGCAGGCGAGTCGCATAAAAGCATCGCCATGAAGATGGGCCGCAGCGTTGCATCGGTATCCAGGACTTTAAGCCGCATGAGAAAGGCAGACACGAAAAGAGGTGCGCAATGAACGATGGCTATGTCAGCGAACTTGAAATGGGTAAATGCGGAGAATATTACGCAATTTTCAAACTTGCAAAACAGGGGTTCGTTTGCTTCCCGTCGGATCAGGGATTGCCATACGACATAGTTGTTGAGGCAAATGGAGATCTACTTAAAGGCCAGGTGCGCTCAACACTAAAAATGCGCGACTACGGCAAGTCAAAAAGCGTCTATCGGTTCGGAATGAGGACCGGAAAGGGTAACGGCCGAGCTACACCGATGAATTGGAGTGACTTTTACGCTTTTGTCGTGATCGAAGAAGAAAAAATCGCATTCATGACTACGACGGAATTAGCGAGTGCTAAAAATCCCGGCGCCCTCATTCAAACAATGGAGTTCAGGTCTGCCAGTGGCATTTATCCTGGTCGGATTTATTCAAACGGCACACAGAGAATGCTCGATTACTCACGAAATATTGAGAGTTATGAAGATTTTAACCGTGTTGCTTCTCTGATCGGAGATAAAAAATGCCGAATCAAAAATACAGCTTAATCATGGCCGACCCGGCCTGGTCTTACGGGAACACGATCAGCAACGGTGCCGCCGTCGACCACTACCCCACCATGAGCTTGCTCGATATGAAGCGGCTCCCGGTATGGGAGCTCGCCGCGGATAACGCCGTGCTGGCGATGTGGTACACAGGCACCCACAACCAGGAGGCGATCGAGCTGGCCGAAGCCTGGGGCTTTACGGTGCGCACAATGAAGGGTTTCACCTGGGTGAAGTTGAACCAGCTGGCCGAACTGCGCATTACCAAGGCTCTGGCAGAGGGAGAGATCTCCGACTTTTACGACTTCCTCGACCTGTTGAATGCCGAGACACGCATGAACGGTGGCAACCATACCCGAGCCAATACCGAAGACGTGCTGATCGCCACCCGCGGCGCCGGGCTGGAACGCAAGCACGCCGGCATTAAGCAGGTGGTATACAGCCCGCTCGGCGCGCACAGCGAGAAACCGTGGGAAGTTCGGCACCGACTGGAGCTGCTCTACGGCGACGTGCCGCGGATTGAGCTGTTCAGCCGCAGCGCAGCGCCAGGCTGGAGCCACTGGGGGAACCAGTGCGCCGCTTCCGTTGAGCTGATCCCCGGCTGCGCCATTGAAGTTGTGAAGACGGAGGCAGCATGAGAGCGACAGCTTACTACAACGAGATCGACCCATTCGCGGCGCAGTGGCTGCGTAACCTCATAGCCGCCGGGCATATCGCCCCGGGCGAAGTTGACGAACGGAGTATTGAAGATGTCACACCTGACGACCTCAGAGGATTTACCCAGTGCCATTTTTTCGCCGGTATCGGCGTCTGGTCCCATTCCCTCCGTCTCGCCGGATGGCCAGATGATCGCCCGGTCTGGACTGGCTCCTGCCCGTGCCAGCCTTTCAGCGCGGCAGGCAAAGGAGATGGGTTTGCTGACGAGCGGCACCTTTGGCCCCACTTCTTCCATCTCATCAGCGAGTGCAGACCTCAGCATGTCTTTGGCGAACAGGTTGCAGCAGGTAACGCAAACGTATGGTTCGACCTTGTACAAGCTGACCTGGAAGGAATGGGATACGCCTTCGGGCTTGTGCCGTTTACGTCAGCGGGCATCGGCGCGCCGCACATCAGAGAGCGGGCCTACTGGGTGGCCAACGCCTACAGCGTCATCAGTTACCGGCGCGGGGACGTCCGGGCGCCAGGGAGGGATGAATATTCAAACGGCGGCGATGATGACCGGCTGGCCGACTCCAACCACGATCGACAACAACCAGGTCAGGGGGCTGGGTGCCGCTGCCAATGCGCCGAACAGGGGATCGACATTGGGAGGGGCGGCGAGAATGGCGGGCTGGGTAACGCCAACGTCGCGCGACTGGAAAGACTCGGCGGGAATGACGGCGCAGCGGGACGGGAAAGAGCGACTGGACCAGCTGCCGCGCCAGGCGTTCATGACGGGATGGCCAACACCGACAACGAGCAACACTCGATCGCCATCAGTGGATGCGGCCATGAACATGTATCGACAGGACGGCAGCAAGACCCAGCAGCGTCTGCAGGACTTCGCGGGGATTACCGGACCCTTGAGGTTAACGGTTTTTGGCGAGATGCGGACTGGCTCTTATGTCGAGATGGCAAATGGCGTCCAGTTGAACCCGGCACATTCCCGCTGGTTGATGGGGCTGCCGCACGCTTGGGACGAGTCGAGCCCGGGGTGGCAAGAGTGGCAAGCAACAACCGCGTCGGCCGCCTGAAAGGGTACGGTAACGCTATAAACGCCCAGGCAGCTGCGGCTTTCATTCGCGCTTATATGGGGGTCGCATGACGCCAGAAGAAAAAGAAAACGCTCTCCGCGCCCAGGCTCGTCGCTGCGCAGAAGAGATAACCAAAGCGATGAGCGTAAAGCCTAAACCGAAGTGGAACGCTGTCTGCCCCCCATCCTTCGCAAGCACTACGAGAAGGTAAAGCCGATGGGTGTCAGCCTGGTGAAATTTGTCAGTGTTATTGGCCGCATGAATGGGCGGTATGGAGTGGAATCATGAAGGTAGAAAAAAGCGATGTTCTGGCATTTACCATTTCCGATGTTGAACGCCTCGACCCTGTCAGGGTGATGATTGAAAACTATGAGCCAGGAAAGGGAAGAATTACTGTCACCTGCTACGGCCAAGCATGGACTGGCGCATGGTTTGCGATGGGCGGTGACACTGTTCAGGCGTTCATTAAGCGTGTCAGCAATGACTACCTGATCGGGTGTTTAGCTCCCCGGCTTGAAAGCTCGGTTGACGATGATAACGACGCCAACCTTGAATTCGTTAAATCGCAAATCATCAAGCTTCGCCGCGAACATGAAATTGATAAGGGTGATGCCCGTGAAATGTGGACAGAGGCCGAAAATGCGGAGGATGTGAAGGCGAACTGCTGTGATTTTATCGTTGGGGACAAACTTTTGAAATTGTTTGGCGACGACCCATGGTATGCAGGATGGCCGTCTGTACCCAATCCGAAATATCAATACCTCGATCGTATCCTGAATGCGGTTCGTGTCGGGCTGGTAGAAATGGAGCGTGCAGCATGAGCGCAGAAATCATCGATCAGGCCAACGAGCTGGCAGAGCGCCGGCTGGAAATGACCATCCAGAACATGCGCATCAATCACAACGCTATTTCAGCTACTCACTGCCGCGACTGCGGGGAAGAGATACCCGAGCGGCGCCGGGAACTGGTGGCGGGTTGTCAGCGCTGTGATGACTGTCAGGAAGAAGAGGAATTGCGCGGTAAGCATCGGAGGTGATATGGCATCTGACAAACCGATAACAGCACAGCAGGCCGCCGATTTGCTCATCGTGTCGGCGCGGGTGATCTACCGCCTGATTGATTCTGGAGAGCTCGCCGGCCGCAAGGTCGGCAACAAGTACAGAACGACTGAGGCGGCGTGTATTGCATATTTGAAAACCCCGCGCGATCCTGTCATCGCGAACGCGGGTGAACATAAAGGAGAAGTTTTATGTCAATCACCCTCAGGGGCGGCGTGTGGCACTGCCATTTCTTTACGCCGTCAGGAAAAAGAGTTAGGCGATCTCTTGGCACGGGGGACAAAAAGCAAGCTCAGGAGCTCCACGACAAGCTGAAGGCGGAAGCGTGGCGGGTTGACCAGATCGGCGACCTGCCCGCAAGAACCTTCGAAGAGTGCTGCATCCGGTGGTTGCGGGAAAAGGACCATAAGCGATCGCTGGATGATGACAAAACCAAAATTGAGTTTTGGCTGCAGCATTTTTCCGGCCGTGATGTCTCGAAGATAACGGCGGAGGAAGTTCATGAAGCCGTTAACGGGATGATCAACCGTAAACACCTGCAGGTGTGGGAGAGTAAGCGTGATGCCGCGCTGAGGAAGGGTAAGCCTGTTCCGGAGTACAAACCACGGCAGGTTTCGCAGGCGACGAAGGCGCAACACCTTTCCTTCATTCGTTCCCTTCTCAGGGCCGCGGCGAATGACTGGGGCTGGATAAAAACAGCTCCTGTTATCAAAACCCGCAAGCCGATCAGTAAGCGGATACGGTGGCTAACCAGAGAAGAAGCTGAGCGGTTGATCGAGTGCATGCCGGAGAGCATTAAACCAGTGGTGATATTTGCACTGGCAACCGGCCTGCGCCGCTCAAACATCATCGGGCTTGAGTGGCAGCAGGTCGATATGCAGAGAAAGGTTGCATGGGTAAATCCGGAGAACGCAAAAGCGGGCAAGGCGATTGGCGTAGCTCTGAATGATACCGCATGCAGGGTATTAAGGGATCAGATAGGGAAGCACTCCAGGTGGGTGTTTGTTCATACCACAGCAAAACATCGCCCTGATGGGACACTGACGCCCGCGGTTAGAAAAATGCGGGTGGATGACAATAACGCCTGGCGCGCCGGGTTGAAAAAAGCGGGGATCGAGGATTTCCGTTTTCACGACCTCCGGCACACCTGGGCGAGCTGGCTTATTCAGTCCGGCGTCCCGCTTTCTGTTTTGCAGGAAATGGGAGGATGGGAGAGCATCGAGATGGTGCGCCGTTATGCTCACCTGGCACCGAACCACCTGACCGAACACGCACGGAAAATTGACGCCATTTTTGGCGCTAGCGACACAAATACGACACAAGGAGGAAATCAGGCTGGTTTAAAACTGGCGTAAGTTATTGTTTCTTAATGGCACGCCCTACAGGATTCGAACCTGTGACCTACGGCTTAGAAGGCCGTTGCTCTATCCAGCTGAGCTAAGGGCGCCCTGAGAAGCGAGTGCTTCGCGGAGTGAAACGCGTGGAATTATACGGTCCACGTCGGTTGAGTCAATCCATTTTGCCAGGAAACTGCGGGGCTTATACGACGCTGGCGAAATATCCCCCACCAACTGTACAAGAAGCATACCGCTGGGCCTAATGCGCGCGTAAATCGACTCAGTGGCCAGGCGCAACGCACCTATAACCATGTAATAACTATGGTCATAACAGGCTAAATTAGCCTCAGACAGGATAAAACAGCAAACGAGGACTGACAGCGAGGCCCGCTTCTGACAAAATATCCTCATCCCCCTTTCGTAAAGATACAGATGGAATCCTCTCTCTGATGGCAGCAAAAATTATTGACGGTAAAACGATTGCGCAGCAGGTACGCTCTGAGGTTGCGGAAAAAGTGAAGGCTCGCGTTGCGGCCGGAAAACGCGCCCCTGGGCTGGCCGTCGTGCTGGTCGGCAGCAACCCGGCCTCGCAGATTTATGTCGGCAGCAAGCGCAAAGCATGTGAAGAAGTGGGCTTCGTCTCCCGCTCTTACGATCTCCCGGAAACCACCAGCGAAGCCGAGCTGCTGGAGCTTATCGACACTCTGAATGCCGATAAGACCATCGACGGTATTCTGGTTCAGCTGCCCCTGCCGGCAGGGATCGATAACGTCAAAGTTCTCGAGCGCATCGCGCCGGATAAAGACGTCGACGGCTTCCATCCTTACAACGTTGGCCGCCTGTGCCAGCGCGCGCCGCGCCTGCGTCCGTGCACTCCGCGCGGTATCGTGACCTTGCTGGAACGCTACAATATCGACACCTACGGCCTCAATGCGGTGGTCATTGGCGCTTCCAATATCGTCGGTCGCCCGATGAGCATGGAGCTGCTGCTGGCCGGCTGCACCACCACCGTCACCCACCGCTTTACAAAAAACCTGCGCCATCATGTCGAAAACGCCGACCTGCTGATCGTCGCGGTGGGCAAACCGGGCTTTATTCCTGGCGAGTGGATTAAAGAAGGGGCGATTGTGGTCGATGTCGGCATCAACCGTCTGGAAAGCGGCAAAGTGGTCGGCGACGTGGTGTATGAAGATGCCGCCGAACGCGCGTCCTACATCACCCCGGTTCCCGGCGGCGTTGGCCCGATGACCGTCGCCACCCTGATCCAGAACACGCTGCAGGCGTGCGAAGAGTATCACGACGTTGAGGAGGCCTGA